CTGCTGAACCGAATGTTCTAGTAGGTAGTGGAGTATAACCTAAAGCAGTAGTAACCATTCCTGAGTTGATACCAGTTATCCATCCACCGTAGTTACCAAGATTATTATTAAATTGACTGAGATTAGTTGGAAAATCACTAACCTGCGACTTAGTAATGCTTATGCCAGTAGATTTATTCCATGCAATAAATATAGGGTCAGTTTCAGTAAAACTAGATAAATAGTTATGTGTATGAGTAGTTATTAGTCCAGTAAGAACTCCTTCAACTTGGGATTTAGTTATACTAGAAATATAACCACTAGGATTTGTAGAATTATAGGGAGTGTATCCTAATGCTGTAGTAACTTGAGTTCCAGTTATACCAGTAAGATATCCATATCCAGTCCAAGGAGTACCAGTAACAAATGAACCATAATTACCTAAATCATTAGTAAATTGAGATAATAATGTAGGTTTAGAAGTTATTTCTGAATAAGCGTAGCTTGGTTTTGTAGAAGCTTTAGCTCATGAATAAACATCACTAGCTGGTAAAGTTGTAGGATAATCTGGTAAACCATATCCACTAGTTGTGGTAGGATGGCTACCTGAGTATCAATATCCAACTGATGTTCATGGAGTTCCAGAAACATATGATGTATTATCATAAGTAATAGAAGTTCCAGACATTCTAACTAGACCAGTACCATTTAATTGAGCTTGAGCTCCAATATCTAATAAAGTTAATCCATGTGGATTACCGCTATTTATTTGTGAATGATCATAAGCAATTTTTCCACGATCTCCTCTATATGCTGTTGCTGAAGTTTCTCCTAAAGCTAAAGATGAGCTGATAATAGCATAAGTAGTTCCACCTCATCTATAAGTTAAATTAGTGGTTGTGTCTATGTATATCTTACCAGATTCTCCAACTGTAGGAAATAAACTTATAGAAGTATATTCTAATACATCATCTACATAAGATGGTAATTGTGAATTTTTTACAAAGCCATTTGAATCAAGTTCTGCCAATCCATTATTAGCTCCTTTTAATGATACATCTAATTTTAAATCTAATGCACTTTGTGTAGCAGTAGATATTGGTTTCAATAAATCTGATGTATTATCTACATTATCTAAACCTACAGCAGCCTTATTTAAAGGTTGGAATGTTTTATCACCTCTTCAGTAATCAGTAATTAATCCTGATGTTATATTAGGTTCTTTAGTATTTAAAGCTAATTGAGTTAAGATTGATATAGGTTTGTCTATATCTCTAGTATTATCTACTTGACTTAATCCAATTTGTGCTTTAGTTGTAAAGTGAGGATTATTTGTATTAGTAATGTGAGCTTGTATATTAGCATTAGCTGGTTCTTTAGTAGCTAATTTAATATTGTTATTAGCAATAGTTTCATAAGGTGTTAAATCTTGATCATCACTATGAGCTACGTGTATTTTAGCAATATCTACATTTAATACTAAAGAATATCCAGGAATTTTTACAACTAATCCAGATAGATCTTGATCATCACTATGTGGTGCATGTAAATTTGTCTTTTCTGAATCAGTTACATAATTATCATCAGTTCCTTTTTTAGGTTCTGCATAATTTTGAACATAAGTTTCAGTTGCTAATCCTGTTATACTTGGAATATTAGGTTTATTTAATATTAAAGTATCTCCACTAGTTGCATTTCAATCAGCATTTACATTTGCTTCTGCTCCAGTTTGAATTCCATCTAATTTATTTTTATATGTATTAGTAAAATCATTAGTAGATAATCCTTTTCCAGTTTCTTTTGGTTGTAATACTGATAAATCTTGATCTCCAGTATTCTTACCACTTACTAAATCTAATGCTGCTTTATTACTATGTAAATGTGTTTCTAAGAACGCGGAATCATAAGCAGCTTTTAATTCATCTGTTAAATCATTAGTACTTAATCCTTTTCCGAGAATTTTATCAACTTTAGTTCCTAATGCTGCATATAATCCTTCTACTTCTCCAGTAGATAATGGAGCATTTAAATATAAATGAATCAAAGCATTAGTAATCGTTTTAACTAATATTGCAAAATCATCTTGCATATAATAATTTGGGTCACTATTAAATCTCATCATTACTTCTGATAAGTATTGTAATAATTCAAACAAACTATTAATTTGAGGAAGTAATGTTGGATCGGATGGAAATAAACTTCCAGATCCTGGTGTGATACTTGGGATTGCATTTACAGATTCATATGATCCTAATACATCATTATTACTTGGTGAATTAGTATTCAATGATAAATCTGTAGGAACTGCATTATCGTATACCGGAATATCAGTATTTAATAACATCCCATTATTTTGTATAGTAGGTGTTACTACTATTTCATTTGAAAGATTATTGAATTCTGTTGTATTCAAATCTAATAATGATGGATTATTCTGAGATTCATGTTGAATGAATTCAGAATTTAATAAAGTAACAGTTAAAGTAGTTGATATAATATCGCTATCTTTAACTGTTACTTCATCTGGTACATCAGTTACTATTAAATTATCTACTGTAGGAATTACAATATCTGTTAATAGTATATTGCTTTGTATCATTTATTTATTTTAAAATATATAATTATTTTGGAATATATCTACAAGTTATATGTGACCCTGGGGTATCAATTAAATATATTGTATTTGCATCAAAATAAGAAACAACGTATGATACACCCGAATCTTCGTAAACCTGTAAGTTAAATATATCTTTTGGTTCTTTAGATAAAACGAATTCAGTATTAACAGAATCTGTAGCACCAGTTGGAGTTTCTTGTATTATATTTTTAGGTGGAATATATTCACTTATAATATCCCATTTATTACTAATTCTATTAGTTATTAATGTTATAGAACTATTAGGTGGAATTTGATAAGGTACTCCATGTCCTAAATTTTCAATTTGCGCATCAAGATCTAAAACCAGTATATTACTAACATTTGTAGAATTTTCATTCTTAAATATTAATTGTTTTCCGTCAACAACATCATTTATTACTGGTAATCATAAGTTAATATTTGTACCATTTGTTATTATTATGTCATAAGTATTTAAAACATCAAAAACACCAGCTTCAGTAAAGTTAATAATTACAGGATTTTTTATTGGCAACCCATCTATAATATCTGCATTAATTCTTTTATTATCTTTTGGTTTAATATGAATAGGATCTTCTCCATTTATAAGATTATAAACAGTATTTTCATCATTATTGTACGCAGCTACAGCCCCTTCTGTACCACTAAAATCAGAACCAATTAAATCACCATTTTGATAATGGGTTGTAGCTAAATTCTGTTGTAATCAAACTTGATTACCAATAGTTACTGAATGATAAGTAATTCCATCAATTACAATACTACCTTCATTAATTGAATTATCTTTAATAAGTCTAATTGATCTTCCAGTTTCTTTTATACTTGGAACACTTAATAAAACATATGCATTATCATTACTAATATCAATTAGTTTACCTTCTGAATTACTATATTCATCATAAGCTCAAAAACCCAAATGTCTATTTATTAAATAAAATGAACCATCTGTATCTCTTACTCCTGAACCTCTAGCATTAAAATTAACACTATTAGAAGCATCTACATTTGGACTTTCTCAATAAGTATTTCCTGTTTCTTTTAATTTTCCACCTGAAACATCATCTCCACCTAAAAAATTACTTAATGTTTGAAAATCAGATAAAGTTGGAATATGTCAACCACTAGGTGCTATACTTCTAGAATCTATTACAATATATCAATTATAAAGTCTTCCATATTTAACATCTTGGACTAACATTGTAGATTGTTCTCATTTACTTGTATCTCCACCACTACCATATTCTTTAACTATTAAATCAACATCTTCTAACCCGTTTCTAAATCAATATTCAACTCCGTTAATATTTAAAGTTAATTTATCATGTCTATATGGACGAGGTACATTAATTAACCCCTCTTCAATTGTTTCTCAAGGACCGTATCTATCATCAATAGATTTTGGTGCTCGTATTTGTAAGTTATCATTAAAATCTATTGCCATATTATGCAGGTATTTGTCCAAGTGATTCTGCTACATATAATGAAGCTACTTGTGTTGAATAATTAGTCATATATATTTTATAACTTTTATCTAATAGTGTTTCTGGAATTCTAATTGTCATTATAGTTTCAGTATCAAATAGATTTCTTGTTCCACCTATATCTCCACTATTTTGATTATCAACATATCATATTGCTTTAGATTGAATATCTGATGGAATTGCAAACCATAAATAATCTGTATTATTAGAGTTGTAAGGAATGTTTAATGCTTCACTTGGATCTCCATAAACCATAGTTCCAGAATTAATCAATGATTGATTTTTACTTGGTTTAGTATTACTTACAACTTTACCTCAGAAATATGGAGGTGTATAAGGTTCTGGAATAATACCACTAGGATCATCAACTGTAATTACATCTACATTATCGTATACACGTTGTCATGTATAAATAGTTTGTGGTGTATTTACATTTTTATAGAATTCATTAGTTCTTTGCATTTCTTCTATAATCTTAGGATTGTTTCTAATTATATCTTTTCTAAATTTCTTTAGTTTTACTTGTACTGTTGAAGGTTCTCCTGATCAACTTGCTCAATCAAATACTTCATCGACTACAATTAAAGCCATTATGTCATTTGATAATTTTTTATCATCTATAGCTAAATATTCAAGATTTCTCAAATATTTAACTGTAGTTGATACTATTGATTGTTTAACTTCTTCCATTTTATTTACAATTACAATCATTCAATACTCTTGAATTATCACTTCTTAGTCAAGGTGATCAAGAGATAAATTGTTTCTTTATAATATCATAAAACATTTCAGCATCATCAAATCGTTCAAGTCTCATGGCTTCTAAATGAGCATATAAGAACATATAATTTCTGATTAATGTTTGATAATCATTTGTTGTAATACATCTTGCATCTAAATTAAGTAAGTAATCTTTTAAAAGAATATATACTTTATTTACATCTGATGTTACTCCAATAACATCTGGTATAAGTGGTACTGGTAATGTTGGATTACCTGGTGTAGGTTCAATTCACTCTACTCCAAATTGCACATAAAATAATGTACTTGCCAAATTACCATCAACACCAGGTTCAATTTGAAATCCACTTAAAGCCTCAGTAGATATTCTCATAATTTCTTTTGTAGAAGTTCTTTGTAATAGATGTGATACATCTCTTCAAAGATCATCTGTACTATTTATTGGTATAGCATCATATTTCTTAATAAATAGTTTATTAAATAAATAATTTGTTGGACACTCTACACTAAATTCTAGATATTTACTATCTGGTGAAATTCTTAGTAAGTTTATTTGAATCATGATTATTAGTCTTGTTTAGTTATTTTAGAAGTTAATCCCATTGCACCACATGCTACTAACACGTATCCACAAACCTTAAAAATAATTGGAGCAACTCCATATTGTTGTAAATCTATAACTCCATTCATAACTAATATACCGAAGGCTGCACCTCCGAGTATAATAGATATATTAGTTATTTTTTTAAATATTGCTGGACTTTCTGTGGTCCATCTTTGTTTTAGTTCTTTAAACATATAAATAAGTTTAGCTGTTTCTAACTTCATCATTACGATGATTAGCATCTAATAATTGTGCTCCTTCAAGTTTGATTCTTGTTTTATCGTCTTCCAATTTAGCAGCATTATATTCTGATAAATTTTTAGCTTCATACCATCCAAGTTCTTTATCGAATGATAATCTTTCTCTATCCATCTCCATTTTCTCTTGATTGTTTTTACCAACCTGAGCTTGTAGTTTTGAATTTTCTTGTTGAAGTTGTTTTAATTGTTGTTGTAATTGTTCGGATTGTTGTTGTAATTGTCCAAGTTGATCATTTTCTTTTTTCTTCTTAGCTAATGATAACTTAACATCTTCTTTCATTTTAGTTAAACCTTTCGATGTAATAATTTCAATTAATGTTTCTGGATCAACCAATCCTCCTTTTACTAATTCCATTCCTAATTGTTTGATAGTTTCTTGTTCTTTCATAATTTCAGAACTATCACCAATATGAATATCATAATCAGTTGTTGTATAATGTTCAGGTAATGCTGTAAATATTTTATTTAATCTATCACCTAATATAAGTGACCCACTCATTCCTTTCTTATAAACAATTTTAGCAAGATTAAGAATATCAATTAAGATTTCTCTTGTTATTAAGTCCATAATTTGATAGTATTGTTTAGTAATATAAGAAGAATTTCTTACACCTACTGCAACATTTGTTACAGCATCTCGTTGTTCTATTCCACCTAATTTTTCTTTAAATACACCTGTAATCATTGAACAAGTATCTTCAATTCTTTGAATCGCTAAATCAAAAGCTTGTATAGTATTAAATTTTAATGTATCATCAAATCCATTCATAGCAGTATTAAGCATTTGACCTTCTTGTGAAGAATCGTATAATTTCATACCAGCTTTACCATAAGCTTTAAATTTCATTAATCTTTCAGCTAAATCTGCACCTAATACTTTAGGTAAGTGAGCTATATCAATTAAATCTCCCGCAGTACCTGATTCAGATATTACGTTATCTCTCATAAAATTAATCAAGTCATATTTGTCTTGCAAATTCGCTGTCTTTAATACTAGAGAGAAAGGATCGCCATTTCTATCAGAATAGAACATACCATTTACTGTTAATGTACAATGTGTTTTATCATCTACACTTCTAACTACATCCTCACATTTACCTGTAGTAATATAAATATTAGTAGCTATACGTACACCTTCATAACGATTAGTAATATATTTGTCATCTTCTTTTTCAGTCTTTAATCATTCAACTTCATATACTGGAAAAGTTCTAAAATATTTAGAAGTACTTCTTTCATAAGGTAATAGAGGAGTTATTTCAAATCCCCCAAGTATACCATCTGACATTGTATTTCCTGTAACTGAATCATAACTTCTAAGATAAGTTGTTGCTGATCCATCATTAGCAAAATCTTGTAATGTATCTAATGATTCTAAATCATCAGGTTTTAATGAATCTCCATACTTTGCAAGTATTTGATCCTTAGTTAAATAATCTCTAATTACAGAACGTGCCGAATCTTTAAGATAAGGTGATTCTGGATTTCTATCAATGAATGTATTTATTGGATTTAATACTCTAAGTTTTACATTTGATTTACTAACTGATGGACATACTTTATAATAAGCTGTCGCACTAACTAATAAATCTGTTAGTAATATTTTTCTTTGATTTTCAAAATCAATTATTCGAGATTGCATTGTTCAATCAACTATATTTTGTCCTGCTATTTCATAGTTAGACATAAAATTTCTATCGAGTGATTCATGTAATTCTTGAAGTTCTAATTCAATTTGTTTATCAGGAGCATCTGATCCTATTGTAGAACTATATACAGCATTCTTTAAATGCTTATTTAATTCTTTAGCAATGTTATCATGTATGTGTAATTGTTTATCTCTATCAATATTTGATAATGTTGTATGGTCTTTACAAGAAATTTTAGGAAGAACTGGCGTTGATAAGTATTCACCAATTAAAACATCTACGTGTTTTCTAACTAATGGTACAAATTCAATTGATGTAGGAGTACCTATCCCATAATTTTCTTCTAAATGTCTGAATTGTTCAGGGTCTCTTTTACCATGATAATAGTTATAGGCTTTAATGATTTGGGTTTTTTCATAAACCAATTCATTAATAGCTCTATCTATATTATCCATTATATCTTTTTCTTTATCGTCAATTTGTTTATCCATTTTTATTCTTCTCTTGTTTCAGAGTTTCTATATACTTTATATACTTCTTGTCTAACATAATTTCTAACTCTTAATTCTGTGTATACATAATTTAAGAATTCTTCGTCAGTTTCACAGTCTATAGCAAATGAGGTTTGCACCATGTAACTTGGAATACCTAAAACACACTTATAACCAGGATTGAGTTTATCAACTCTTATTAATCCTGTATAGTCAGCTTTATATCAGCTCTTTATATAATCACGAATCGCTTGCGCTAATTCTAGCTCGTCCATCTCTATTGTCTTTTGCTGGTATTATACCATGATGTTTATAACCTTTATTATCTGTTCACCAACCTATGTTTTGGAATCCTTTACCTTCTACTTCTTTTGCTTCAGGACGTTTAACTGACATTTCTTCATCACCAAGTTCACACATTCCCATTGCAGCTACGATATCAAAGTCTTTCTTTCCTTCATCCGTATAATCTAATAATTGATCAACCATATCTTTAAACGCCATTGTACGGGAGTAATCCAAAATGTAATCATATATTAATTCACGATAATGTAGAATAACTTTAACTGTTGCAGGAGTTCCATACATTTGACTATTACCTTTAGATACATCAGGCATTGTAGACCTTGGTCTTTTCATTAATAGATGTAAATATTTTTTATCTCTAAAATAAGTAATAATAGCTGTTCTTGTTGATTCTAATACAGCTTGACATCCATAATAAGTTAATAGTTTTGCTGCTGCATCGTAAGCTTCTCTAGGATCTTTAGGTCTGTCTTTATACATTGCTACATAAACAGGATCAGATTGTCCGAACACTCTTTTCTTTATAACAATACAAAATTCAGATCCTTTACCATCAGCACTTGCTGAATCAGCAGTACCAATATCAATAGAGTCAATTCCACCTACGTATAAGTTTTTATAATCTGTCCCTAATTCGGACATTAAAGGATGTTCTATAATTTGGATTTTTCCATCTTGTGCATCCTCTCTTCATTTAACCCCATCTGCTCTATCATCTCCATCTCGTTTTCATACAAGATGTCCTGAATGTATTGTAGGAGTTGATTTGTAAATTTCTATTTGTGCAAGTTGTTCTGCAAGTTCTTCTCTAGGAAATAAATTATCAGCATGTTGTATAAGAGCTTCTTCAATAGTAAAACAATACTCTGACTTAAATTCTAGTAAATCCTTTGGACTATTAACTAATTTAATTCTTTCTTGTTCATACCAATCTTTAGCTTTTTCTAAATTACATCATCCTCGTTTATCAACTAAATCATAAACAACTCTATAAGCTGGAATAAATAATCCACTTAATATGTATCTACCATCTCTAGTATAATTATGTTTAACAGGTAAAATATTATATGCAGTTGGATCATTTGTCATTCTTTTAAGTCCTTCCATAGAACTAGCTTTAGATGATCCACCTGTACCAAATGCAATCTTTCTACCAACGCGTTTACCTCCAAGTACTGTTATTAATGCAGTACCTTTAACTCATTTTTTCATCAAAACAGGATCTGCTCCTGCTTCTTCGTAAATTAGAATTTGTGTTCTATCACCCCTTAACTTATCGGGTTCATCACATACTAATCCTTCTACTTCTGACTTATGACTGTCTGGCGCTTCACCACCATCTTTATCTTTCTTAGATGCTCTTTTATGAGTCTTAGAATTTGCTACCATTCTAACCCTTTTGAAAGCTCCTTCTGTATTTTCATTTAATCAATCCATTTGAATCCATATCTTATCAAGTGTTGGTTTCAAATGCTTTTCTGAAAACGTAGAAACTACTGAACGAAAGTTAGGAATTGTTGTATATGGTCTAGTTATAAAACTAGAAGCCATTTCCGAGAATCCGATACCACGACTTTTAAGTACTGAAGTATCTTTCTTTAATTTTTCACACATTTCCAAGTAATGGAAATATTCGTATTGAAAAACAAGAAACTCAGGAAATCCATAAGATTGATTAATTGTTTCTGAATCAGAAGATTTAAGGTTATAAAAATTAATGAAGAAATAATTATCTCCAGTTATACGATAACCATTGACTTCATATCCTTCATTACATCTACGTATTCTTTCTTTCCATCAATCTCTATGAGTTTTAGAACCCATAGGTATAGATGATGGACTATATCTACCTGTTTTTAATTTGTTAATTGCATCTTCTCTAAATCAATCAGGATTAAAGTCTAATGCATCAACATCATTAATAGGGCGATATTTAGTCATAAAGAAAGATTTATAACTATCGAAATATTCAATTTTATCATCTGGACCAAAATCTCATGTTATTCCATCAAGTATTTTCATATAAAACCTCCCGCTGTTTTTCTTTTACCTTTAGCACATGCTGAAATATTAGCATGATTTATATTTAATTCTTTTTCTGCATCAGTTATACTAACAAATTCCTTAATAAAAATATTATCTTTTGAATATTGTATTATAGAAATAGTATGAATTCCTTTAGTTGATTGTTTTCCTCTTTTGCTTTTTTCTGGAATTATATTATCTTTAGAATCAATATAAAATTTTCAAATAAACCCACATGTTGTTAAATTCTTTCCTAAACAAACACTACCTATATTTTTAGCACTATAACCTAGTTCTCTTTCAATAATTGCAGCACTTTCTCAAGTTTTTATATATTTTCCAGTTTTATCATATTGATTAACTTTTTTTGAATAAGTTTTTTCAGAACTTCCAAATCTTGGATTTAATTCTCCTTTAAATTTTTCAGATTGATTCTTTTTCATATCATCAGTTCAACGATCTTTTTTCTTTTGAATTTGTTCTTCAGTTTCTTTTACTCCTAATCTATGTTGATTTCCACCACTACATATATTATATCCAGTTTTTACACAATCATATTTTGAAATATATTCAATTTCTAATTCATTCAATCTATCTTGTAATTCTGATTTTAATTCGAAATCTATTACTTCTAATATACTATGTTCAAAATTATTAAAACCATATTTCTTAATAGCATTAAATAGTTTTTTCTGATTTTTACAATTATGAAATGTTTTATATTCACTCAATCTTTTTTTCATGTTGACTGTTTGTCCAACATAACATTTACCACTTGGTGATATTAATTTATATATAAATCCTTTCATAATTAATCGAATAATCCAATTTCAGTATTACCTCTTACGTTACTTTCAATTTCTAATCCTTTCTTAACTTGAACTTGTAATTCACGTAAAGTAGATATTAAATCTTTACAGCCTTTAATCTCAGCAATTAAGTCTTTACTTTTAAAGATTGGTTTTCCCGTAATAGGATCTCTTTCTTGTAAATCTACATTACTTAAATAAAATATTTGATTATCAACAGCATTCATTGCCGCCTTTAATAATTTTATGTCTAATGATGAATTTTGGATTTCATCATATTTTTGACACGCCATTCTAAATTTAGGATCGTCAAACTCTTCGTCTGACAATCCTGAATCTTTCATAGCCTCTGCATGTTTATCTTGTTCTGTATATTGAAAATAAGGACTTTCTCAATCAAAGAACAGATATATAAATTTAAATTCTTTAAATGCTCTCAACCGTTTTTTACCCGTTTTGTCGGCACTACTTTTATTTCTATTATCTTCTAACAAAGCTTCAAATTCCTTTATTAAAAGTATACTTGTGTCTTCGAGAGATACATTTCCATTTACATTATCATATACAAAAAATTTCATAATTTTTATTTTTTAGGAGAAAAAGATTTTTTTACCTTTTCAGATTTATTTGCTGGACCTTGTACAGAGTAGTCAGCTCCATCATCAGGAACTTTTTTACCATTTACAATTGGCAATTTATTTTTTTTGGGTGCTGGTGCTGTAATTCCAGTTTGTCCTTTTTTAATTCTTGCTGGAGCTTTTGCAGATCCATCAGGATTTGTTGGCACAGTACTTGAATTAGCTCCACTTTGAGAATTCATTTTTGGTAATTTACTAGTTGCAGAAGCAGCAGTATTAATAGATGCTTTAACTTTACCACCAACTTGTTTCTTAGCTAATTTTTTTCCACATTTAGCGGTTTCTATTTCAACAGATTTATTTTCTGTTGTAATTCTTTTAGGAGCTTTAGAACCATTCTTAGCAACTATTGCTGATTTAGGACTTAGATCTCCACCATTTTGGCATTTCATTTTACCACCTTTTTTAAATGAATCTAATATACTTTGAATAGATCCTAAATTTTCTTTCATGTTGTTTGATTTTTTATTGTTTATTATTCCACCATTTTGTTTTTTAGGAAATCCATTAGCATCAAAGCCAGATTTTCCTTTATTTTTTTGACGAGTTAAAGCAGAAGCAGTTGCATCAAATTTTTTATCATATTGATTTTTTAAATCTCCAGAACTTGTATAACTATCCATTGATAAATGTGCTAAATTTTCAGATAATTCATCTGTACTATCTTTAGTTGCAATAGCAGGACGTGATTTAATTCTTTCTTTATTTTTTGCTATAGTTGTTGCATCATTTTTTAATGGTATAACATTTCCACCTTTTTGATGTTTAATTTTACCTCCACATTTACAAGCACATTTAGATGACATTTTACCACCTTCTTCTTTAACAGTAACCATATTACAACCACATCCACATTTCATAGATTTTAGTTTTTTAATTTTGGCTCCTTTTGCAGCATATTGCGCTTGATTTTCTTGAGGTTGTTCTTGAGAGTATTGTTGATCGAGTGCATCTCAATCTTCATCTGCAAGTTGTCCAGCAGCCTGGCTAATCTGATCTATATCTTCTGGACTATCCTGTATTACAGTTTGTCATTCATCAGAAGATAAATTTCCGTATTTCTCTGGATTTATTTGTTTAGAATAAGTGTAAGCGAAATACGGAAATAATTCTTGTTTCTTTTCGTCGGTCATTTTAATTGTTTAGTGATTATAATTTAATGTAATTTAGAAAATTAGGATTAACTAATCTTCTTTGAAGAGTGTTATATTTTATTCCTAATAACTCTGATGCTTCTTTTAAAGAATCATAGTTAATTCCATCTATATTTATTTTAGTAGTATGTCCTTGTTTAGTTCTATTTTTTGCAGATTCTGATAATTTTTGTTTATGTTCATCTGTTAAAGTTTTACCTTTTTGAGAATTTTTTATATTTTCACAATGTTCTTTAGATTTTTTAATACCTATTGTAGAATTACTAATTTTAAGTTTAGTTTCAATAGAATGATTAAAACCTAATGTACTTCCTGCAATTTTTAAAATATTATATTCAGGATTCATTGTATTAATATAATATTGTTCTCTATCTAATAGAATTTCTTTCATACATTCACATTCTTCAATAATAGTAAATATAAAAGATTCTTTTCCATATTTATTATATGAATTTTGAAGATGTTGATTTATATGTTTATTATGTTTTAATTTAGAAAAATGCATACATTTTCTATACTCTAAATTATTAGAACTTCCAATATAACATTTATTGTTATTTATATTTCTAATTAAATATATTCCAGATCTCATTATTGTATTTTCAAAAGATCTTTAGTATTAAAAGTATCTTTTACAATCTCCCCAGTTGTTGTGAATCACATACATTGAATTCCTTGGAAGAAATCATTCTTTACATCAGAAGTTCTAATAGTTTTAGTAACTTTTTTTACCACAATCATAGTGGGTTTATTTGGTACATCTTGTCTAAGACTTACTACATCTCCAGGTAGGAAAAACTGCTTATCGTTGTTTCGTTGTTCATTAATCATAGTGTTTCTTTTTGCATTATTACAAATTGTAATCATTCATTATTATACATAATTGTATAGTTTAATTGTTTTTAAATCTTTCTTTTAACCCTTCATTTATAATACACATAACACCAGGTTCGTGTGTTAGTATAAAACCCCTTCCCATAAAAGGAATTGGTGTAGTTGTATGCGCATTATAAAATACATCATCTCCAACTTTTACTTGTTTACAATCTTTTCCAACTTCTAAAACTATTCCACATTTAATATGTGATGTTAGTTGTTCAACTTCTCCACTATCAGGATTTTGAAACTCTCCATTAGTTAATTGTAGTCCACCAGCAGATACTACTTGCAAATAAGGATTAACAGCATAAGGCTGTACAAATATATTTAATCCAAGGGGCATAATTTCTTTTTCCATAATCATTGTCATTTTTTAATTTATATTTAATATTGTGCATCCATTAGTTAAGATCAGTGATGCTACTGATACTGCATTTTCTAAAGCTATCTTTGTTACTAGGAAAGGATCTACGATTCCCATTTCATACATGTCTCCAATTTGTCTAGTCTTATAGTCTTTACCTTCCCAGAAATTGAAAATATCTATACCATCTGCTTTATTCTCAGATAGTATTAAATTAGGCATTACCAATACTTTACTTAAATATTTTAAGTCTAAAAGTTTAGCAGCTCTAAGTAATGAGAAACCTCCACCAGGTAATATACCATCTGTCATAGCAGCTCTAACCGCACAAATAGCATCTTCTAATCTATCTTTCTTTTCTTGTATTTCAACTTGAGAATATCCACCAACAAATATAGTAGCTATACCACCAATATAATTAGCTAATCTCTTTCTTTGAAACGTCATTTCAAACTCAGTTGTACTACAACTAAGTGTATTTTTTACTTCTAATATTTTAGCATCAATAACCGATTGGTTAGATTCACATCCTATTAGATATGTAGTATCTTTTGATACTATAATTTTTTCACAAACTGAAGTAGAAGCAATACATTCGATATCATCAAGTAAAGTTTCTCTATAGATACCATGTCCGGGTGAACTAATAAAACAAGACTTTAGATTTCCTGTATTATTATTATGTACTAGAGTTCTTAGTATTGTGGATTCCATTTTTGGAGCAATAATAAGAAGTGCTTTCTTTTCTCTCATAGCTCTACTACATACTTCGTCAATATCTTTAATCTCAGTTAAAGGTATTCTAAAAACTGCAATTAATACATTTTCTAGTTCACATGTACTCTTAGTTGTATTAACAAAGTATGGTGAGTTATATCCTGATTCAATTTTAACTCCTTGTGAAAACACAACTGAATTATGTGTATCTTGTGAATCTTCTATAGTTACTACTCCATCTTTTGTAACTTTAAAATAAGTTTCAGCTACAAGTTTACCAAGTTCAATATCATTATTTGTAGATACTGTGGCAACTTTAATTAAGTCTTCTACACTTGTGATTGTTCTTTTATTCTTTTCCAAATATTCTATAACTTGTTTGAGTTCTTTATCTAACTCTCTACTTATAGCAATTGGATTTTCAGTCTTATCTTTTAAAGTATTAACTAAAGTTTGAGCAAGAATAGTTGCAGTGGTTGTACCATCTCCAACATCAGTTGCTGTTTTAGTTGCAATACCTTTTATAAGTTCAATACCTGTACTAATAAATGGATCATCATCGTTTACATATTTTGCAACGGTTGCTCCATCCTTTGTTATATACACTCCTGAGAGTCCTTTGATTATAACATTTTTTCCATTAGGTCCGAATGTTGTTGACACAGCATCGCCTATTAAATTCACTCCTTCAATTAAGATGTCTTTTGCATCTCCATTAAATAAAACATTTTTCATTATCATTACATTTTCATTGTTATCATTTGCCTAAAGGGCAGTGTGCATCTGGTACTCGTGTCTTGGATCTAAGGATACATCCGCATCCATTCTTAAATCCTGGTTTATCTGTTGTAGAAACTTCATTTGTTTCCGGATTTACATATAATTCAGAATTACATGTTTCTCCAAACAAACTATCATTATATAACAATTTACATTGTTTACAATGAATCATTCGTTTGGTGTGTGTTTCTGCTTCTTTATTCATTAGTTCATTGAAGAACCCTTGTGCTACTTTATTGATAATAGACATAATATAAATCCTATTGCACTACTAATACCCATAAATAATGGAGTTCTTGCAGCTTGTTTTTTATATTTAGTTTTTAAGACTTCTTGAGATTTTCCCCATTTGTCTGCTTTATTAAACTCTGTAACAGTATAACCTATAATAGAATCTTTTTCTATTACTATATTTTTAAAGTTATCTAATTTTTTATTTTTTTCAATAATTATAGAATCCTTTATTTTAGATTGTTGTATTTCGATGTTATATAACTCTCGAGTTTCTTCCAATCCAGTAACATATAATCTAACGTTAGTCAAATCAGTTTTTGTGTAATTGTAAGTAATAATAGTATCAGGATTACTTTTTCATACTGTTCACTTTGGTGACGATTGAGTCCATCCAACGAGCGTGCTCATAAGCAGAAGCACTGTTAATACTTTTAATTTTCTTATCATAGTACATTAATATTATTGGTTTTATATCTCCAAGAGAATCATTCTTTTTCTCTAGTACTCATATAGTGCTATCTGCTTTTCTGTTCAATAATTCATATGCTTTTATTTTCTTATTACAACTGTCAACCTTTAATTGTTCAATCTTATAATTATTATCTAAGACTTTGTATTTGTCGTTCTGTATTGAGAATGCTATACACACCAATAGGAATACAAAAATTCCGACGGCTATTTTAAAATACAATTTTTTCTCTGGATTTTTTAAATTCTTCATTTTTAATTTGGGTTTTATAATATCCAAGCATTCTTTCCACATCTGCTTTTAAATAATCGCACTCATAGTTTTTTACATTACCGTCGTGATCAATGTGAATAAGTAAGAGCATCTTTATATTAAAAAGAGGATTAGCTTTTTGAATCATCCAAGCATATAAACTTAATTGCATAGAATAATGCATGAAGTTACAATCATCAAGGTTGTTTAAAGGATATTTCATTTTAGATGATCTCTTTAATTTACGGTCGAAATAAGATTTAGTATCCATCTTCTTTCCAGTCTTATAATCTAAAATGTAGACATCATATCCGTCTACTATTATTAAATCTGCTTGACCTGCAATTCTAAGTTCCCCATCATCGGATACTCTACTTAAAAGTAATTCTGGATAAACACCTTGTTCTCCAGGTTTTAGATTGTTAGTAATGTCTGTTTTAAACGAACCTCCCAAATTTAAATATTGTAACTCAGCAGTCTTTCCATCTAAGTGTCCATCTTCCATTTGCTTATGGATTGCTGTACCTCTTATACAAGACTCATCTCGTTTTCTATCCCATTCTTTTAGAATTTCGGCTTTTCTTTCTTCAAACGTTTCCTTAGTTATACCAAAGGATTCGTAGTGTTCATCTTTAAAATTTTTTCTATCTAAAAGAGTTGGTTTAATTGTTTTAAATTCATCTTCTGTTATGAGTGATTCTAATGTTTTATAAGCACTCCAGAAGATTGGATCGAATGTTCCAAATTTATGGATTAGTGTAGTTGCTGATATACACGCTTGATTGGTTTTCTTTGTCCAATATTTGTGGAGCTCGTCATTATACATTACGCAGCTATCTTCCTTATCTACTTTCAATTCATTAAATTTTACATTCGCATTATCCATATTCTTATTCCTGTTTTGTACCGCTTTGATTAAATTTTTTCATAGCGGAGTTTCTTTTTCTCTCTAATCTTTTTGCTAGGATCTTATTATATTCTATTTTAGTAGGACATAAATCACCTAAACATTTATCTCTATCTTGATTCTTTACAATTTCTTCAAGTTCACAAATACGTTTTTCAGTTTGAGTTTTATAAACTTCATATTGGCTTACAATAGTCATTCACTTTTTTTCCATTTCGGCGTAACGTTCAGTCCATCTCTTATCATTTTTTTCGTATTGATCTGATAAGTTTTGATTAATTTCTTTAAGTAATTTAACCTCATCGAACTTAGTCTCGATTTCTATTTTCTCTGTTTCTTTTTCAAGCTTTTCTGTTTCAGCTTGATTTTTACCCTTTCCTAAAAGGAAAGTAAATGCTGATACTGCAATTGTTACTGCACCGCCTACTAGTAATTCTGTCATTTTTAATCTTTATTTATGTAATAAATTGTTTGTCTTTAACTTTAATTTTTCATTTATACATATTCATATCTCCATTATATTTGTACAAAGGTATTAATAATTTTTGTCATAAAAATAATAACCATGTATAAATTTAAAATAAAATTGTAAGATATATCTCACAAATCACATTTTAGTATATACAGAAAAAAGGGAGCATTTACATGCTCCCTTATAACTTAGATTCCGTTCTCTCTTAGTTTAGATAAAATTATAGGAATGATTGGATTTCTCACACAATCCTCATCTTTAAATTCTATTGATCCAATAATATCTGAATCAGTAAATATCTCAATAACTTTCGCTAAACACGATTCGCTTTTCTTACGTCTATCTATTTGTTCACTATCTCCAAGAAGAATGTATTTTGAGTTTTCTCCAATTCTAGTCATCATTGTTTTAAAAGTATGATTATCTATGTTTTGTGCTTCATCGATTATTACAATAGCATTATCAATTGATAAACCTCTAATAAAAGCTAGTGGTAATACTTCAATTATTTTTTTATCAAGTAAGTTCTGTGCAGATTTATCTCCGCAGATCTTATCAATATTTCACATATAAGACATTATAAATGGTTCCATTTTCTGTTCCATTCCACCTTTAAGGAATCCTATTTCTTCTCCGGGAATAGTAGTTACTGACTTTACAAGAATAACCTTTTTATAGATTGAACCTAATAATGATAAAGCTGTTGCTAATGTTACATATGTCTTACCTGTTCCAGCAGGACCTGTAGCAATGATAATCTCTCTATCATTTATAAGGTTAATAAACTCTTGTTGTTTCTCATTCTTTGGTTTGAAATCATTTACTAAGTTAGATTGTTTTTCGGGTAATCTGTTTTTCTCGCGTTTCTCAGTACGCTTTTCTCGTGTGCCTTTTCCCATAAATTGTTTGTTAAGTTTATAATCTAGTGATCTCACATGAACCTCCGCTACAAGCTTGGGCCGCTGTGTCACTAATGTCTTTATATGTTGGCTTGTTTAGAATCTCTCCAAAGTCAACTGGTTTAAATTGTCTATTAATTACTTCCCATTTATGAAATAGATGTACATCTTTTAAACAATATACAGTCTTTTGTAAATCTCCTCCAAAGAAGTTGTTAGCAAATTTCTTTGCTCTAGCCAACCAATATTTCTTAAGCATTACTTGTTCTCTTGTTCCAGTAATAGGAACTGATTTATCTTTAATCATATCACAAGCAATCCAAAGATTGTCGTTAAAATAATGTAGTCCATCAACAATTAATCCAGATGCGAATAATGCACCTTTTCCATAGTCACTCATTAGTTGATCTAATGAAGATACAGATGTGAATGGAGCTTGTGTAAAATCTTTATCTCCGTAATCAGATATAAAGGATACTGCTGTAAAGTCATGTTTGTTATTCCAAATATAATCTATAACAGCTTTTTGATCATCAACAATAACAGTATTAGATGTATTATGATTCACATCAGGATATGCACATAGATCGCGATTAGTTCCCTCATTTACCCAATTTAATTGTACTAGTTTTATTAGTTCAAGATGTTTAACACCTTTTACGTCTTTCTTATATAATCCCTCAATAGGATTCTCAATAGGAACAAATACAACATAATCAGATCCAGTACTTGACCAAACACTTTCTTCTAAAAGATAAGACATATGTTTGTTCAACCATTTGGCTGTATCGTTTTCTTTGTTTAGTTGCATGATTCTAAAATACTTTTGAGAATGTTCAGGATGAATACCTGACGCAGTTCCCAATACTACAGATGCATTACCCGATGGTTTAACACATGTCGTTCTAGCAGCTTGATTAATTCCAATCTTTTCAGCTATTGTCTTGTTTGTTTCTTTAACTAAAGATGCACCATGTTTTAAAATGTCGGTGTTAAACAACATTGGGTTATTCATCCATCCTGTAACAGATACTCCTAATAGAGCTTCTTGTCTTACAATCTTTTCAGTGGTTTCTCCAAGATAAGGAAATGATGTATAACCTGCTTGTAGTGTTCCAATGATTGCACCAGCAATACACGCAGAATAAAAATTCTCAACTATATCACATTGTTCTGCATTAATCTCACAAAGATTACAGAATGCTACACCTAGTTTGTCTTCATTATCTCTAATAAATTCTTCTATCTTATCATAAGATACATCATTTATTTTTGTACTAATTTTTGAATGAAGAATTGGGTGTTTAAGAATTTCGAAACAAGGATTGAACATATCAAACCATGAGTTAGCAAATGCAAAACCAATGTCAGAATATCCATCATTCATTTTAACAAGCTTTTCAAATTCTTCTTTTCCGGTTAAACTTCTAAGAAGTAACACCGAATTATTTGTTCTTCCACGTTGTGGGTTATTAGTTCTCCAGTTACCAACTTTAGCATTAATCATTTCATCATCATTTGGATCAACAATCATGTTAAGAGCAGAACGTCTAACTCCACCTGATAATACTGCGTCTGAGATGTGACATAGAATATCACATACAGCGATTGGTCTTAGTTTAGTGCCTTCTGATGTAATCCATTTATTTAAGAACTCTTCGATCTTTTCAAATGATTGTTTTAAACCATCAGGTCCTGGAGCTTTGAATCCTCCACTAATGAATGCACCTTTTTCTCTTACTTCTGAATAGTCAAATTTAATTTCGTATCCTGCATACTCTGGAAAAGGTTGTTTATCAATGAAGAATGATGACATCAATACACCAAATGCATCAGACCATCCTTCAATTGAATCGGGAACAATAAATGTTTTAGTCCCTTTAGTTCTTTTATTTACTTGTGAAATGTTATTCACAAAAGGAATAAGTAATCCTAATCCTACACCACAACCACTTAATGCTAAGTAAAATACTTCTTGGAATATTTTATTTCTAGCAGCATACATAGATGAACAATTATAAAGTCTTGCATTGTTACGTTCGATCTGCTCATTTCTATACTGTAGATTTCGTTGTGAAGCTAGTACCGTTTTAGATTGCATATATTTCAATGCGTATTCTAATTCTTTACTTAGGTCTACATCTGCATAATGATCTTTATGACCATTGATTATAGACTCACATGCTTCATTCCATGTTTCGTATCGACCTTCTTCTGGTCTCCACTTTAAGTAGTCAGAGTGAAGTTTTAAGTCACTCAAAAATTTCTTTCCTGCGTTCATTCTTTGTTTAATTTTAATTAAGAGTTTCTGTTTGTTTCCTCTAATTGTTTATTTAATTATTAAAAAAGCCCACTACTTTTGATAATGGGCTTGGTGCTTGGTTGATATGAGATTATCATTTAATGGATATAGAATCCCTGTTGTCATATACCTTACACTATTTCTTAGTTACCATTTAGGTTCTAGTTTATTATAATTTTTTACTATATCTCCAACTAAATCCGGAGTGTATTGTAAAAGTGTTTCTCTTATAAATTTTTTAGAAGGATTACCTAATTTTATTTGAATATTTCTATAACTTAATCCTTCTTTTCTTAATTCTATTATTTTTTGTTCTAGTTCGGTCATTATACACATTCCTCCACCTTTAAAGTTTGTCTGTATTTTGCTCTAGCACTATTTTTATTTTTAGATTTAAATGTATCAAGTTGACTATCGCAATTAGGACATATACACCTTAAATTGCTACGTTCATTATTATCAGCATTACCATCAATGTGATCTAAAACAAATACCAATTCTTTATCATTCCAAGTATTCGGATTTCCACAAATTGTACATTTATAATCTTGTTCTTTTAAAAAATGTTTTTTATAATTTGACATATTAGATTGTCCATAAAGTATGGAATTATCTAATTTATATTTTTCATAATTTAAAATTATTTTATGTTCATTTGAACATTGTTGACTACAATATTTATTTGTAGTTCCAGATGGTTTAAATTCATTATTACAATTTAAACATATCTTATTTTCCAATATTTTTTTTCGGCTAGGAATATTTATCCCTAGTTTAATTGCCCAGGTTCTAATAGTAACATCAGATACACCAAATGTTCTTGCTATTTCAGCATATGATAACTTATCTATTAATATTAGTTTTTCTAATTCTTCTTTACTTGTTCTATTCATATTTATTCTATCATTTTGCACCCTTGGTAAGACTCGAACTCACACTTACAAATTTTGAAGATTTGTGTGCTAACCATTACACTACAAAGGTATGATGAGGTTTTAAAGAACCTCTAACTTTTATATTAGTTTTGTAATATCTATTACTTTACTTAGTGTTGAATCAACAACAAAGATATTGTTACCTGTAATAGAATAACTTCCATTTTCTTCTTGACCCCATAACCTTAACCAATCTTTTAACCATACTCTATGAGGAGTAAACATTATATAAGTATTTCCAGTTGCATTTTCTGATTCTGCATTTACATCGGTAATCATATCAGTAACCATAGTAACGATTGGTCAGCGATTTTTCCTATCAACTTCCATTAATATTAATTCTAAATCTACTGTTGCAATTGGTGAACTATAATATTCGCCTGCACTTTTATTAGGATCGTTAAAAACTTCGACGAGTTCATCATCAAATCTAACAGTCCATTCACCTTTAACCCAAGTATTTTCTTCTGTGGGTTTGTAATTAAATTTCTTTAGTATTTCTTCCATATATCATTCTCATTTTCTATACTACAAAGATACTGCTAAAAATTCAATAAAAATCTATAATATAAATATTATTGAAAATTAGCAGTATATGTAATTTTATGTTTATTATTTTACTATCTCGAAGTCCATTAAGATTTCTAGATCTTTTAACTCATCTGGAATATTATCAATATTGATTTCAAATAAATTAAAATCAAATTCAGCATCTTCTTTTAAAAGTTTTTCATACTCTTCTCGTTTAAGTCTATAAAGATCTAGAGAAGTTTCATGAGTTTTAACTAGATCTTTAATTTTCTTATTAACTAGTTCAAAGTTCTCGTCACCTGGTTTAACTACGTGTATACCTTTTTCATCTGGAGTTCCGTGTTCCATAATGATAATATTTTTAGCTTCATTGAAATCTTTAATAATTTCTTCAATATCTTTCTCAATTGTTTTAAGTGATTCGATTTCACTATCAATACTTTTTAAATTCTTAAGAACTGCATATCTGAATTTTGCTCCTCCAATTTTAGAAGCTTCTTTAAGTACTGCGTATAATGTAATTAGTTTAAGTTTAGTTTGCATTAAAGTTTTCGTTTGTAATGTTAATGTCTGTTATAGTTACTATACCATTTATTGCTTTTTGTAGAGTTAGTAAACTAGTAAGTGATGGTTTAATAGATCTAAGTAAGTCGGATAAATCTTTGTTTATAGACCCTATTATTTGTGAAACGGTTAAACTATTTTGTTTATAATCTAACTTAATCTCAATAGAATAAGGAGCTTTGTTTGTGATTAATGATGGGATTGTAATTTTTACACCAAGTTCGTTTAGTGTTTCAATAGGTTCTAGTAAGAATCTATCATTAATACCAACTTCTTTTAGTATCGAATTTAATCGTGCAACTGTTGTGTAGTTTTGATAAGAAATTATTTCCATAGTTTATTTATATATAATTGTGTGTGCACCAGGGTAGTGCGGTTTATCTTTATATTCTTGGTAGAAGTACCAGTTGTCGTAAAAGTTTTTAAGATCGTTTTGCATTTAAGAAATATTTAATTGTTTAAGTAATACTTTTAGTTCCGATTTATTTTTAATTAGTCCATTAAATAAACATTCATCTTGTGATGCATCTATTATATGTTTAGATGAATATATACTTAATCCAAATCCTCTATCATGTAATTTTATATCTTTATAAAAATATTGAGATGCTCCGTATAAATGTTCATGAAATTTAAACCCTAAATCTTCTATATCTTCTTTATCTAAGTATTTAACTCTTATACAATCTCTCATTATTTTAAATGGAATCTCCATAAATTCAAAAGTCATATTTACATCAAGATGTGTTTTAATCCATATAATATCATCTTCATGATCTATTGATCTAATAAGTAACATATCAAAATTTATAAATTCTTCGTATTCAAATCCTACATGAAATTCTTCTACTTTTGGTGTATAATATTTATTATTCATTATTAAATTCTTCTATTTCTCCTCGAAGTTCTTGGAGTGCTGCATATAAACTATCTGTTACTTGTTTAAATTTATATAGTTTGTTTACATCTTTTGTAGATAAGTCTAAATCAATAAGACTTGCTTCTGATAGTCTTGTCATTTCTGATCTAACTTTAGAAAGTATACAATCAATATTATATATTTTATCTAGTATATCATCTGTTAGTTCATATAGTCTAACCTCTGCTGTTAGATCTTCTTTTATAAGTGCCATTGTTTTATGTGGTCTGTTAGTGATTTATTAAATTCTTCCATTCCTCTTTGTCCTGTGAAACATCCTTTGGATATTTCATAGATTCCTTCTCCCAAATACTTAGGATAGTCGAATGGATTATCTGGCATAGAAGCTAGAACTTTTTCTACATCTTCTACTGTTAGTTTATTATAGTGTTGTACTGTTGCTTTGTCTAAGTTATTCTCCATTTAATTTATTTATTAGTTTGTCTACTTTATTTAGTTTACGTAATGCATCGTTAACATTAAGATCTGGATCACATTCTAATTCGATAAGTAATCTAATCTTATAATTGTTAAGCTTCTTGAGAGTTCTCTTTAATTGTTTGTCCATATTCTTTGTAAAAATTAGTCCATTTATTTATATAATATTCATCATTCTCTGGAGTTGATCTTGTAATTATTATTTCTTGATAATTAGATAGAAATAATGTTATTGTAGATTTAGTCTTCTTTGTATTTAGTATTGTTATCATTTAACATTTTAATCATTCATATCATACTATCATCATCTGTGTAATCTGAGAAATCGTTATAACCTCTTCGGGTATATCATTCATACATTCAACTATCCCGTTTAACTCATAAAAAGGATTGTGTAGCTCCGAGTTCTATTCCTATTTTCTCTCTTAGTTCCTGCATTTTAGTTCCAAGTCCTTGTTCTCTTTCGTTATTCTCAACACTTAAAGAGTTTAAGTAAACTGATTTTGGATCATCATGGAATCAATACATCCTAGCATAAGCTTTCCCTTCAATTTCCATAATGTATAATTCATCATGGTCGTCATTACGAACGAAGTGTTGTATTACTTCCATTTATTTTAATAAATCTATAGTTGCTATAGTATTTTTAAATATATTTGTAAATAATAATTTATTAAATAAACTTGAATTTAATTCCTCATATAAAAGTTTATGTACAGTATCATCATACTCTTTATAATATATTAATGCATTTACAACAATGATTTCTTCATCGTGATTATAATGAACTATTTTTGCATATATTTGCTTTTTATCTGTATCATTATATTCTTTCAATTCAAATTTATAATTAGTTGGATTATATTTAGTTTGAATATTATTTAATTTATTTATTATTTCTATTGTTAATTCTTTTCCAGACATTATAATGTTATTTCGTTATTAGTGTTTTCTTCGTAAGGAGTATATTCTCCTTTAAGTTTCATTTGTTTTCTTAGATGATTTAGTTCTTGTTCTAATTGATTTACTTTTATATTTAAATCAGTTATTGCAACATCGTGTTCTTTAATTTTACACATAACAAATTGTCCAAACTTAGGAAGATTAAATTCAAGTGCTTCACAAGAGTTACCTTCCATATCTGTAGTTGTTCTTCTGTTTATAAAACCAAGTGATTCTAATTCTCGTCTACGTTCTTGTGCTACTGTTTTAGATATACCTGTTATTTCTGAAATTTCAATATCACTATAAGTAGTTTTACCTATTCCAGTTTCTTTATCAATATATAAATAAGGTTGCATAATCATATAATATGATTTCTGTAAACTATTAAGTTCTTTATTTTCGAGGAAACTTAAATCATACATTTCAAACTTGTCGGAATGTGGATTAAATTTATATCCATTTTGATTTCGTCCACCTTCCATTTTAATTTTTGTTACATCTCCTGCTTCTTCTAATCTTTTAATTGCAGCTGATACACCACCGACCGACATGTCAATCGAGTCTGCTATAATTTTTAAGGATATAAATGCCACCATTGTTTTTCCGTCCATATTTTTTCGAAGAAAACCATAAACTAAGACATCAGTATAGTGCTTTTTGTATTTAGATTTCTTATCACTGTCTACATTGTTAGCGACAGAGTTTGGCACTTGGACGTGTCTATTTGTTTTCTTTTCTTTTTCTTCACTCATCGTATTAAATTTGATACACAAAGATAAGAAATTTGTGTGACAAAAATACTATACACATAGTTAAAAAATGTTAAGTCACTGATATACAATTACTTCGAGCATATCATTTGTAATCGGTTAATAGTCAATAAGATAACTCCAAATGATACGCAAAAAATCTCAAATGATACGTCGGAATTTTCAAATGATACGCTCGAGTTTGTATGAAAACGGTTAAGTTATTGTGACACAGTGAATTACAAGGTTTCCATATACTTAATATATACTTAATAATTCTATACTTAATGTGGCTGTCCGTAAAACTTTACATATTGATACGCAAAATTTGTTGTATCAAACGCAAAAGTTTACTATATATACGAACGCGCGCGTAGTAAAATTAATTTTATTAAAAGGTAGAAGATATAAAAAGTATTGAAAATAATTTTTAGGAAGTTCTGAATAATTTTTTTTGAAAAAATTTTTTTATTTTTATGAATCGAGTGGGTGGACAGTCATCTCTTCTACCCCCAGCAGGTCTTGAATGGAAAGTAAACTACTAACAAACAAAACTCTATCATTATGAATATTGAAAAAAGACAAATTCCAGGTTGTAAACGTATTTTAACAACCTCAGAAATTCCTGCTCGTTTTGCCTCAATTGGTGGCGATACTTATGCGAAAGATACTGTAATTGAATTGGACGCCGTTGTTGAAATGGAAGCTATTTCACAGGGTGGAAAACCGTGGCTCGGTATCTCTGCACTTGTTAACGGTTCAGTTGCCGTGGTTGGTGCTAATACGTTAATGGGAATTTATTTCACAAGTGGCGAACAATCAAAACGTGCCGTGATTGACAACGGTTTAAATTTGAGTGTTAAGGACTTGTTAGGTAAAACTATCAAAGTTGTAGACCACGAAACTGTAACTGTTAATGCTTTCCGTACTGCTGACGAAATCGCCGAGGGTAAAGAAATCAAAGAGGTTGCAAAAAATATGCCTATCTTTGAACTTGTTAACGAATCAGTTGATACTGAGGATGTTACAGTTGATACGGCTAAACCAGCCAAAAAGAAATAACATTTTAACAATGTTATAAGAGAAGTACATTTTTGTACTTCTCTTTTTTTTACTACGTAATTATATATTATAGTATTCAACTTAGTATAATTATGTATTACCAAATATTGAGTATAATTGTGAGCACATGGAAATGTATGAAAGGCACTTGGATATCATGCAATAAGTTCGAAGATGTCTTTGGACATGAACATAAAGTATATCCATACAAGATGAGATTAGAAGAATATGAGCCATTTTTCCCCATAGAATGCTATATCCAAACACGAAATGATATCATAACTAATGTGGTATTAAGATAGAGATGATTATTTAAAAAAATATTTGGGTTGATTGAGAGTAAACGAGCACTGACAACGACTCTCAACCACTCCAAAAATAATCCCAATAATCATTCCAACCAAATTTTACATTGAAAACCCTACATATGACAAAACATATTTGGATTGATTATGTAATATTATTAACAGAGTGCATATTGTAACAATTCAGTTACAATAGATTTATACAATTGGTATAAGTTTAGGTCCTACGCGATGCTCAAACTCAAAAACATCATAATGAAAACATCTGAAGAAAATGCTAAATTAGTTATATCATGTGTTAATAATATCATATCAAAAGAAATTGATTCTTTTAGTAAAATTGAATTAACAAAAATTTTAAAAGAAACTAAATGTCCTTATTCGTCAAGTATATTTAATCTTCTCAAATCTTGTGAATTAATCACAAATATATCACGAGGTAAATATATATTTACTACAACTCAACCAATATATTATGGAATTATTCAAAAAGAACTTGATAAAGCTATGAAAATGCAACAAGTTTATAATCATAATTCTAAAAAATAAAACAATATATATTATTCATTTAAGTAATTTTGAACGTTGGTATTAGTCATTGTAAAATGATAACATACAACTCAGCTAGAGAGAGTATAACATTGGTTTCCGATGAGATCTAGACGAAACGAGAGAATAAGAGGAAACTCTAAAACTCTCGTAAAACTCAAAACACATATCACAATGAATAAAACTGTATATTTAGCATCATCTAGTGATGCACGTCACACATTACACAAAGTTTATAAATCTTATAAACCAGGTAATAATGGAAAAAATTAAGGTTGATTTCAAATCACAAACTTTAGAGATTATATCTAATATAACTGTAAAAGAGTTATTAGCTATTACAAATGCTGTTGATCTTTCAAGTTTTACAATAATTAGTTCAATAAATAAGCTTGAAATTACAGGTGTTAGAACTGAATCTGAGAATATTATAATTCTTAAGAGTCTAGGTTATTATACAAATAAAGTAATTGCTGAAAAACTTGGATTAAGTGAACGAACAGTTTATCGTAAACTAAAAGAATTAGGTATTTAATCACACACTTTTGAGTCTCCGAAAGCCGTAAGGTGATTAGGAGATTTATTAAACTTATTAAATTATGATAATAACAATTTATCTCATTGGAATTCCGTTATTCCCATTCATTATTATGCTTTTCACAAAGTTCTTTCCAAATGTTTTAGAATGTGATGATCCTGCTGATTATGCATTGGGTTATGGAATGATGTCATTATTTTGGCCATTTGTATTATTTGTTGCATCAATAGGTATAATCTATTATAAGTTTTATCAAATGATAAATACTATAGATAAACATAAAAAGTAGCAATACTCTCTCATAAACATAATTGAAAAAATCATTAGATCTGATGGTTTTTAGTACGGTACAGATATCCCGGGTTCAATTATGTTTACTTTCATAAAAGACTTATGATTTGATTAACCGTCGTCCGACGGTGTTGCATACGGTGCATAATAGTCCGGAGCCTATCATGAGTCTTTTTTACAATATACATTCCTCATCAGTCTGTATTTCTTTCTAATTATCATTATTTCTATCCCAACTATATTTAGTATTACAGTGATGTAAGAACAATATGACTCAGCCTAGGAGAGTATAACATCAGTTTCTGAAGAGACTAGGACGAAACGGGGAGCTCATCACTCCCGTCAAACTCAAAAACTTATTTATTATGATAACATTAATCATTATTTATATTATTGGATTAATATTATGTCCAATATTATTACTTGTATTAGAATATAATTTTCCTGGTAGTATGTATTTAAATAACGGTCAAAATATCGGAGCATTTTTACAACATCATTAATTTGACCAATAGGTTTAATAATAATGGCAATATTTTTATTTGATCATATTGCATCTAATATTCATAAAAATTAATCAAATGCTAAACATAATATTAATTACAATCGTTATCATTTTAATAGTGGTAATGGTTGCAATTTTAGTAGCTCTTATAGTTGATGTATTTACATACTTTAAATTACCAAAGATATGTATATTATATGGTATTATAATACTATTATTAATTGTTAACATTGCTATTCATTTAGAAAAATCAGTTTAAAATGAAATTAAAAATCTTTATTATTAATATTGTTGTAGCAATAGTATTAATTGTTTCTTTTACTGCATGTAATTCTCAATCAAGAAGACATGCTCCAGTATTATCAAAAACTTACACAATAACTTACAAAGGATATCTTTCTGGTAAGTTTCTAAAACGTTCTACATTCATTAGTGCTCGTACTCCAATTGAAGCTGTACAAATACTTAAAGAACAAACGTTTGTTGGATTCGATAGTATTAGTGTTAACTCAATTAGACCTAAAGAATAATGATTAAAATTATTGTTAATATTATTGTAATAGTTTTGGTTATTATTCTTTTACGAGTATTAACATCTTGTGAAGCAAGAAGTGGGCATATGCATCAAGCTACAAAACCCACAATTGCTACACAAGTTGAATCAATAACTAAACCAAAACATAAATTGGTTTACACATATTACATCACACACATTAAATCTCGGGATAAAATCAAGGTTTATGTGTATGATGATGATATAACATCGTACGAGTATCCAATTGATAAATTTAAAATCAAATAATCATGATAATATTATTATTACTTTTATTATGTTTCGATATATTTCTAACAAGAAAATATTATATTGAAAAAGATCTTACAGGTGTATTACTTGGAGGTTTTGCGTGTGGATTTATAATGTGTGGGATTGTACTTATGTTGTGTATTAAGTTTCACATTCCATTACAATAATCATGGTACTATTCTTATTAATTGTTGGATATTTATTATCCATTGTTCTGTGTAGTGTCTTATATAGAATTGCATCTCCGAAGTATTTAGATATATTTAGTAAATATGAAGCTGAATGTGATTTTATGTGGTTTATTCCTGGAATAAATACATTAATAGTGATATTTATGATTGGATTATTATTAATTGTTTTTATCTGTATGTTATGCGATAAACTCATAAAAAGAGTTCGCTTTAATATCCGATTTAAATGGTTAGATAATTTCATCACCAAATTTAAAAATGAAGATCTATAATGTTAACTAAAACTCAAGCAATAGTAATTTGTTTATCACCGTTCTTAATCTTCTATTTATTTGTAGAATTGTGTGCAATGTTTATATCAATAGAATGTAAAATCAAAAAACATGACTAAAACTGAAAAAACTCTATTATACATTGCACCATGGATTATCTTTTACTTGTTAGGTTCATTTATTGGACTACAATTCAATATTATCAAATGGCAAGAAGAATCACGAATGGGATATGTAATGCTTTCTTTACTTATTGATTGTGGAATATTAATGTTTAAATACATAAGCTAATGGTAATTATACTCAGTCTATGTTTAGCATTTGATATATTTATGGGATTAATATGTTTTGATAAAGAAAATCATATTATGTCGCATTTATATGCTGCCGCAGCTGGATTTTTATTAGCTGCAATTATTGTAAATATACTTTAAACTCTTAGCATCAAGCAACTTTCATCAGATAAACGGTTGGATATGTATATTCTCTATATAATAACGTTATAAATAATATAATCTCTTATATAAGAAGCATATCTGAATAACTAATCAAGAAGAGATTCAGTATGGTGGTTTGATGCCTTTAAACAGTATAATACTAACTGCAAATAAGTATAATGAAAACCTGTGCGCAATCCTCCGATGAAAGTGTGGAACTTCCGAGTGTAAGGTATAACGGCTATATGTACAAATAGCATCCATTCTGTCAATCCTTGAAGACAAATTAATAAAAGATAGGTATACTAAAACCGATGCCGTGCTAATTGCTGGTGTCAAAAACAAGCCAACGTAATATCGTCCTGAAACTGGCTATGGGAGCAAAAGGGTGAAGCTCTTTATTACGAAAGAATGCTTCCCGGTTAGATTCACCGATTTTATCGGTGATGTACCGCGAAGTAAACAATGGTTATCATATTAATTTTGATAACAAACACTAAGGGAGTACACATCGTCGCATTTGGACATATAGTGTGTACTCTCTTTTTTATTAACTCAACCAGTAGAGTATAAAATAGTTTCTGATGAGACTGGACGAAATATGTTTAAACATATCAAACTCAAAAACAAATAAGATTATGTCAAAAACTAAATCAATCATCGCCATAACAGGTAACAATGTAAAAGTAGAAATAATATCAGGTTTAACTCCAAGACAAGCAGCTTATCAAAGAAGAGAGCTTGCTACATCCGAAGAAAACTTTGATATGTTAGGTAAAACATGTGCAATTTATCGTACTAAAACTTGTAAGTAATGAAACTATTTAAAGCTATTGCTATTGTAATAATGTGTGTGTCAGTTGGATTATTTATCTTAACACTATTTAAATAATGCATATCACATTCGAACCCGCATTTGGAGTATTGTTGATTGTTATCGCTCATACAATAATAACCCATTTATTTAATTGGTTACATCGTGTCGTACTTAAAGAATTCGAGATTTTCGTAATATTTATAGGATTATTTCATTTTTGTGAAGTAATGTTTGTATTTGCTATGTTAACCGGTCTTTATTTAAAGTAAACTCTTTCGAGTTTCCAAACCATAGAAATATGGGGAGGAAACTCTTTTAATCTAATTAGTGTGTAAGATAGGTACATTAGGTGTACGCGCTACAGTTGGTAATTCTTATAAAAGGTGCAACCTTTCACACTTATTTCAAAACTTAAAATATGAATAAAATTACATTAAATAAAAGTTATGAATGTGATATATTAATTAGAGTATATGAATCACAAAATCCAAATGTACCTGAAAGTGATCAAATTGTAGGTGAAGTTTTATTTAAAGATAAACCTCATATTAGAGCATCTGCTTGGCTTCCAAAAGGTATTGCTGAATTTATAAATTCTGAACTATTAAAAATAGAAGATAAAAATTATAATATTCATATTTCTAATGAATTACCATATCAAGTTGGAGTTCTCACTTCATGTAAAGAAAATTTTGATTTATATATGAATAAATTATTAAATAAATAAAAACAAAATGGATTATATTAAACTCTTTTATTGGCTCACAGTAGTCGATGGTTTCAAACATGTACTTTTAGGAGTATTAATTATCTTCGGAATTCTTTTAGCACTCAATGTTATATTGAAGCTGGTTTCATTTATCGAAAGTGATGAAGATTTAAATGATCGTTGTAGTAAACCTTTACGTTGGATAATTCCAATATTCTCAATTTGTTTACTTGCTCATGCATTCATACCAAGTAAAAAAGATACGTTGTTAATCATTGGTGGTGGAACTGCTATGAATTATGTTACAACTGATTCAACATGTAAACAAATTCCTAAAGAACTAAGTACATTTGTTATATCCGAATTAAAAGCAATGTCTGCGGATGCTAAAACAAGCTTAGGTGTTGTCGATCAACAAAATAAATTACTTGATGAAGCCAAGAAAATGTCTTCTAAAGAACTCATTGAGAAAATGAAGAATGATACATCATTTGCTAAAATTCTCTTAAAATAATTAAGCCATAGTTAGTATTTGTAAATTTTTATTGGATTTATACAGAACATTGTGAAATGTGAAGTATATTAGTATTATTATTTGATTTAAACGCAGCGGTTATAACGTCCGCTGCGTTTTTATTCACCTCATCCAGAAGAGGCTAAAAAGTTTACTGAAGAGGCTGGACGAAACACATTATGTATAAACTCAAAACAAATTAAAAATGGAAAAAACTATTGTATTATCCGAAGTGGTTACTAAACACAAAAAGGTTAAAGCAGGTAAAATATTAACCTCATCTCAAAATGAAAAGCAAATTATGCGTAAAGCATGGAATGCAAAGTCTGATACTTTAATATCTTACAAGTAAAATGATTGAACCAATTAGACCAAATCAGGTTAAACGTATTTTACCTGATTATATCATTGATTCAGTGAATCAATTGATTGAAGAAAGATATAATGGTGGGTCTTTTACAATTACAAAGAAAGAAATCATTACTAAAGCTTTTAATCATCCGGATCAAACTGAATATGAAAATCGTTCATCATTTGAAAGACATTTATATGATAAAAAATATTTAGATTTCGAATCTCTTTATCACAAAGCTGGTTGGGAATGTGAATATATGTCTCCTGATCGAGGTAATTCTAATTTTGATTCTTATTACAAATTCATTAATAAATTGTAACATGCAATTATCCTTAGGAATCATCATCATTGTAGCGATAGCTGCAGTGATGATAACTAACATCATTAAATCTAGATAGTATGATAATTAAAATATTAGATTACGTAAGACAAGGAATATTTATTGCAATATTCTTTTTTATGTGTTTTTCATTTGGATATTTTTGTTATAATCCAAGTTGTCAAGGTACGATTATTCATCAAAAAGGTACTGTTACTGGAATGTGGGATCTTGGTGACAATGATTTACAAATTTTTGTTACATATAAAGATGATTTTGGTGAATTTATTGATGTTCCTCGTAAAGAATTTAATAAAATAAAACTTAAAGATTCATATATTGGTAATAAAACCAAAGAGATAGAACTTCCAATTATTTTTAAATGTTCTTATATATGTGGTATTATATCATCTATACTTTTATTTGGAATAACTTTATTGTGGTTAATTTGTGGTAGTCATGTGTTCACCAAAAAATGGTGGTACGATAATTTTTAAATATGATAAAACTCATAACATTTAATGACACTAATGCTATTTGGACTGACGAAGCTGTTGCTCCGTTATCCCAAATAGTGTGTCGTCAGTTACAGAACTTAGAACTTTTGCCTGATTATGTTATGTTGCAATTTAATTGTAATGAAGCTGATCTTGCTCGAGTATCTAATAGTAGAAATCAATTTCATGCGTGTATTCAACGGTATTATGTACCAGAGTTATTAATTAAATCTAAAAAGACATGTTAAAGAATAAATATTTAAAATATAATCCGTCTATTACTTTTGAAATATTTGAAAAAGTATATGATAAATTAATAGGTCAAGGATGGAATACTTCTGTTCCTAAAGATACTTTATATCGTCAATTTAGTGGAGGAACATGGCCTTATATAGTTAATACTAGAGAAAAAGAATTTTATTCAAGACATAATAGTAATAATAAAACAGAAATAACTATTCAAGAACTTTTAGGTTATGATCCATTTGTTTCTGATGATTTATTAGAAAGGTGGCTTAAAGAAACCAAAGAAAGATCATTTTCTTTATACGGATTAGAAAATCATATTTCATTAGGTGCAACTTGTCCATATGAAGAAGTTTATTTAAAATTAAAAGGAAGTAATCCTAAAGAAAGAGCTCAAATTCTTTATGATTTATGGAATTCTGAATTAACTTCATTACCTAAAAAATGGTGTATTGCTGTTAATAAACTTATGCCTGATTTTGAATTGATTAGTGAATGGCGAAAAAAAACATCTCGTTATGATGATGAATATAGAGGAACTGCCGGTTATTTATTTGAAGATGGTGCTTGGAATAATATAAATCATTTAGAAGTTCCTGAACTCACAATGGATCAGTTTAAAAAATGGGTATTTAAACCTAAAGAATTCACATTACCATTAAAATGGCGTGTTATAGCTACTTCTGAAGCTGAAGGTAAACTTCTTATTCCTTATGCTAATGAATTATTTAAATCAAAAGGGTGGACTAACAGTAATGTACAAAATTATTGGTTATGTATAAGTCCTGGTAAGTTTAATAGTTTGTCAAAAAATACTGATAAGCTTAGTGAATATGAAGAAATAACTTTTACTCAATTCAAACAATATGTTTTGAAAGAAACTTCAACTAATACAGAAAAGGATTGGACTAAAGTTTCTAAAGAAGAACTTCTTGCTGAAGCTAATAAAAGGTATCCTATTGGAACTAAATACAGAAATAAACCAACTGGATCAATATATACATTAGGATCTAAATTAACAATTGATCCAAGAAATAATGTATGTGATGAAGCTAGACAATGTCATGTATTTCTTTGTGGTAAATGGGCTGAAATAGTTGAATTAGCGAAAAAAGATTGGAATGAACGTGATACTCAAGAAGTTTTAGACGAAGCAATTCGTCGTTATCCTATTGGTACTATTGTTATGTCTCCTGTGGTTTCAAATGATAAATATACTGTTTTAAAAACTCCTGCATTTTTTAAAGAAAATAAAAGAGTTATAACAGATGGTGACAAAAAAGTTACATTATTTGACTTTGATAAAAATACTTGGGCAGAAATTGTTAAAGAAACTCAACCTGAAAAATGGTCTGTTGGCACTTATGTTGTGCTTTTAAAAGATTATGGTGGACATCCTAAAGGAACTATTGATAAAATAATAAGAGATAATGGTCCAGTAACTGTTAAAGTATCACTTCCTTATAATGGAACTGATTATTGTAATTTATCTAAAGCTAGTGAAGCTAAATGGTTTGCTACTAAATCTGAAGCTGAAGCATTTGCAAAAACTCAATTTGAAGAACCTATGTCAACAGAAGACGATTTAACCGGTCGATATTTAAGAGCAACTGTGGATCATCCACAAAGTACATCATTAAAAAAAGGTGATATTATTAAAATTCTTGATCAATTTTCACTTGTTTCTTATCAAATTGAAAAAGGTTGGACTTATACAACAAACAATTCTACTTCATCTGATTTTGAAGTGTTACCAAAGGATTATAAACCAGAAAGTACATCACCTAATTTGAATTTTCAACATAATGAATTTTATAGGGTAACTTTATCAAAGTATAGTTATATCTTTCTATTTACTGATGCAAAATTAGAAAAAGAAAGAATAGATACAATAATTTATTATGATTGTTGTAATAAAAAATGTCTTGAGAACGGTGGATTTATTTATTTAAAAGATATAACTGTATGTGAACGAGTTCCATTTGAAACAGTAAAACGTGATTATTCTGAATTGTATTGTAAGATATATACTCAACCAAAATCTGAAACACCATCAAAATTCGAAGTAAGTAAATGGTATTCGCAAGATGCTAGTGGAAATGCTAAGAATTTTCGTAAATGTTTTAAGGTTCATACAGATCATTTTGAATATGATGAATGTATTAATCGTGGAGTATGGAAAAAAGATTCAGCACATACTTATTGGGATACTCCGCATTTAGCTGATATGGAAGTTGTTAATAAGATTATTAATGATCATATTTCACGAACTGAACCTAAATCAAAATTATATGAAGGTTATACTGTTGGTGATTATATTACAATTACTAGAGAACCTAAATTGTGGTCAAGTCGTTGTAATCGTAAAAATCTACTTACTAAAGTATCATATCCATTTACAGCAAAAATTACTAGAATTAAAATAGACGGTTTCGATTGTCATATTGAAGCTGGTGATGGTGGTTGGTCTTTAGATCACATGCTTAAAAATAGTTGCGTTCGTAAAGCTACATCTGAAGAGATTGGTAATTTAATCCACAATGAAATGAATAAATTATTGAATATTCCTTATAAATTTGCATCAGAACATTCTGTTATAGCATCAAAGAATTTTGATGATGAAATCGATTTTATTTATCTTTCAGAAGATTAACAAATAAAAATAATTAAAATAAATCAATTAAATTTTTAAAAATTAAAGTTATGAGTGAACAACAAGAATCAGCTCCAGTATTGAAAAAAGTAGTAGCCAAAGTAATGGCATTTTTGAAGTTAGACGACAGTGGTCGTGTTGACAAGTTCTTTGATAAACAAATCAAAATGTTCCGCGACAAAATCAAAGCAGTTGAACAAAACATGTCATCTGCCAAAACTCAATTCGCGCTAATTACCGACAAACATGCCGATGCTTTAGAAGATGCTGAAGAAGCATTGGAAGAAGCTTATCTTGCTATTAAGCCGGATGAAATCAGTTCGAATGATGCGATCAAAGCATTTTCCGATATTTATTGGAATAATATCAAATCGAAAGAAGATGATATTACAGCTTTGAAAGAAACCATGAAAGCTAAACAAGAAGCTTATGACGAAGAATTGAAAAATCGTCAAGAAAAAATCGCTAAGTATGAAGCCCGGATCGCTAAAATTAGCGAATTAGTTTAAAAATACAACAAAAAATCCTGATAAATACTCGTTCATACAGTGTATAAATAGGTAGTATAGCGTATGAAGCTATATGAGATAGTATATTCGATTCCGCCATAAGGCATGTCGTTAATATATTCTCGATGTATATCACCAGCCCTTTGCACAAGGATACTGCTTATACATTTAAATAAAACATACAGGATACCTCCTGAAATAATAATTATGCAAGAAATAGAAGAAATCTGAAAAGACATTCCTGAATATGAAGAAATATATCAAGTTTCTAATTTAGGAAGAATAAGAAGTTTAAATAGAATATCTAAAATTGGAAGAAAATTAAAAGGGAAAATATTAAAATTATCTCCTAATAAATTTGGATATTTAAGATTTACTGCTGAAAATAGAAATGGAATAAAAACATTACATGTTCATAGAATAGTAATGTTAACATTTAGACCAATCTTTGAAAATTTACAAGTAAATCATATAGATGGAAATAAATTAAATAATTCATTAGTAAATCTTGAATGGTGTACTGATTCTGAAAATAAAATTCATGCTTACAAAAATGGATTAATGATTGGAGGAAATGAATATAGTAAAATTAAACAAGATTTACCTCGATATAAATAACTAAATCCTGATTAGAAACTTTATAGTAATATAAAGAATAGATGTTGCTGTATGAGATATGCAACTATTAAACTATTGGAAGTTCTCAGCAAGACCCTAACTTCATAAGCAGTACACTGATAAAGTATGTAGCTAATGAAAAGGGTGCTAAAAAGTTCAGAAATTGGTCTTTAAGAGTAAAGACATTATTTGAATATAAAAAAGTTGGTAGCTTTGAAGTTCACTCAACCTAAGCGTAGGTTGTTTATTAAACTATTGAGGGGTGAAGATATAAGTCCATGCATTGAATGAATTAAATAACAATGGCAATAAAATCTTCACCCCGTTTTACTTTTAAAACTAATTAATCATGACAAAATTTAAAAAGAAATCTGTTTACTCTTTTCTGTTTATAGTATTAGTAGCACTTGGTGCACTTGTATTTGGCTTTGCTGCGGTTAAAATCTTTAGTGGACCATCAACTCCAGACAAAGTTTATTACGAACCTGATACAAAATAATATGAAAAAACTCTTAACTATTTTAGGTATTTTATTAAGTATTATTTTACTTGTAATATTATACTCACCAATTGGTAGTCCTTCGAATTACCAATCGGATTCTCATACGATTACTTATCATACTCCAAAGTATGAAGCATTGCCCTCAAGTGCTGGTTTAAATTATAAAGCTAGTACTACTGTAGAATATCAAGCTGAACCTATTCAAACATCTAATGTGAATGTATCTAATATAACTTCACATATGAATTCTACTTCATCACAAGTTTCAACACAACAACAAAGTGTTTCAAACTATAGTCATGAAAATACTTCTGTAACATCTCCAAATTATCCAAATATTCCCTTATTAACTAATACTTCACATAGTCAATCTATGTCACAATCTACTCCTACTGAATCAGCTGTATCTTTATCAGAAACTAAATCTGAAGATAAAGTAGAAGCATTGAACATAGCTCAAAGATGTAACGATCATTCACAAGATTGTGGTCGTTGGGTTTGGCATGAAGGTTATTGGAGTTATTGGTGGGGATGTCAAGGTAAACATTGGGTTGATGGATATTGGGAATATGTTTATGAAGATTGTCCTCCAGGTGTACCTGTTGGTGATGGTATTTTCATACTAGTAGCTTTAGCTATGATATATGTTTTATTCAAAAATTTTAAATTATGTCCAAAGATGAAGTAATACTTGCTTTAAAAGAAATTGAAGCAATTGAAACAGGAATTGTTGAACAAACTTATGTTCAATATAAATGGATTAATGGAATTCTTTGGTTAGGAAATTATTATATTGAAGATGAAAGACAAGGTTTAGCATTTCCTTATAAAGATAATAATATTTCTTTAAATGATTTAAATAATTTTCTTAATAAACAATATAAATTTTCTTAATAATGACTAAAGACGAAGCAATAGCTTTAGGATTTAATCCACTCCCACATTTTACAATAACAGGTGCTTTAATCTATGACTTAGGTCGTGATAGGCATCTGTCATTAGGATGTGTTGGTGAAGCAAATGAAATGATATGGATTTGTTCTTCTGATCATAAAGATCCTAAAAAGATTACAGATTTAATTTGTATTCATAATTTTGATCATGATGGTTTATTAACCGAAGAAAAATTAAAAGCAATTCTAACAGCCTTAACTTGGCCTAAAAATACAAAATAAATGAAAAAAGTTTTAATCATTGTATTACTCTCATTAAGTATGAGTATGTTCGCTTTTAAACCAATGTATTCCAAATGGACTGCAACAGTAGAAGCTGGTGTTAATCGTTTTGATGGTGACATCAATCAAGCTCTTGTAAACACATTTCCAACCTCAAATTGGAATCCTACAATTGGTGGTAATATTGAATATAAACTAACTCCAGTATATGGTTTAAGTTTAAATGGATATTATGTACCTATTAATGCTAATACTCAATATTATATTATACCATTAGCTCAAAGTTCTTTGATTAATGTTACAACTAAAATATCTACAATAGCTATTAATGGTACTGTTGATTTTACACATTTAATGTTTCCATATACTAAAACTAAATGGACTGTTAATGGGTCTATAGGAATTGGTTATGCATATTATAAATATGGATTTCATTCATTACCTGATTCATACGGCAATGCCGTTACCATGCCAACATCAATTTCTCTGAAGTATAATGCTTCAGATCGGATTGATGTTGGCGCTAAGGTATCTTATATATGTTTTAATAAAGATAACTTAGAAGGATTACATGGATGGAAAGGTGTTACTAATGACCGAGTAGGTTTAGGAACTATATTTATTTCATATAAATTTAACCCTAAACGTTATCCTGTTAAAGATAATACATTACAATTAGAATTATCAAAAGTATCTGCACGTGTTTATGATCTTAATAAAAAGGTTAAAAAACAATCGGATAAATTGGATACTTTAACTTCTTATGTGTTAAACCGGACAGAAAATACTTGTATCAAAGATACTAATATTCTTGTTGAAGACATTCCCGCAGTATATTTTGATTTTGATAAAGCTGATCTTGATGATTGGGCTCTTATTACTATATCTAAATTTGCAGAAATTCTACAAGATAATCCTAAATTTAAAGTTGATATTTTAGGTTATTGTGATTATATTGGTAACGAACCTTACAATTTTAAACTAAGTGACAAACGTGTTGCTCGTGTTAAAAAAGAGTTGGTTGAAATCTGGAGAATAGATCCTAAAAGGATTTGTACTGATGGACGTGGTAAACTTAATGATCCAAAAATGAAATATCGTCCTAATAGACGATGTGATCTTTTCATTATTAAATAAAAAATTCTAAGTTTAATTAAATAAAGTTTTTATGAAAAAAACGCATGCAATTTTTGCCGCTTTAGTAGCTTTAGCGGTAGCAGGAAGCGCAACTTCTTGTAGAAGAAATTCAGGGTATCCTATGTCACCAACAGCGGGGCAAGAATACTATGATGAAAGTGGTAATCGCTCTGTATGGAATAGCGCTGGTTATTGGATGATTTATTCATCTATGAACGGTCGTCCTTCAGGTGTAACCCATTATTATCCTTCTTCTGGAACTTATCGTAATTCTGCAAATCATGTAATTACTCGTCCGTCATCTGTACCGGCTTTCCGTACTGCAGCACCAACTCGTTCATCAATGTTCAGTGGTTCACATAGTACTGGTTCATCATCTCGCTCAGGTGGATTTGGATCATCAGGTCATAGCTTCGGTGGTGGTCACGGTTTCGGTGGTTGATTTTCGATAAAGAAAATGAGGGATTTACATTGTTAAATCCCTCAATTATTTAACAAAAACATTTACAAAACATAAAATGATTAGACTTAAAATAAATCCTAGATCAGATTATAAACAAAAATTATCTGATTTAGGTTTCGAATTCAATGAAAACTATTGGCTCGAAAATGCCGTGTATTCTTTTTCATCAAAAGAAATTGAAGAAATTGAAAAAGCAACTGTTGAATGTTATCAAATGTATTGTGCTGCCGTACAACATGTTATTGATAATAATCTTTGGGACAAATTACATATCCCCGCTGAAATGATTCCAGTAATCGTTGACTCGTGGAATAGTGATGAATTGTCACTGTATGGTCGCTTTGATTTTGCATTTATCAATGGTGTTCCAAAATGTCTTGAATTTAATGCTGATACCCCGACATCTCTATTTGAAGCAGCCATTGTACAATGGATGTGGAAAGAAGAAGTATATCCTGGTAATGATCAGTTCAATTCAATTCATGAAGCCCTTATTCAAAGTTGGAAAGACATTCATACACAATATCAATCGGATATGTATTATTTTGCATGTGGTAAAGAAAATCTTGAAGATCATACTACCACTGCATACATACTATCAACTGCTGCTGAAGCTGGATTGAATGTAACGTTGATGGATGTTGAAGAAATTCATTCGAATGATGAATTGTTTACTGACGCTGATGGTAATAACCTTGATGTTCTTTTTAAATTGTATCCATATGAATGGATGTTCAACGAAGAGTTTGGAAAAACTATTCCTGTATGTGCAACAACATTCATCGAACCTCTTTGGAAAGCCGTTATGAGCAACAAGTATTTACTTACTATTGTAGCCAAATTGTTTCCTAATTCTCCATACGTATTAAAAGCTTCTGATCAACCGCTTCCTGGTAACTATTGTAAAAAACCAATATTCTCAAGAGAAGGTGCTAACGTAACCCTTGTAAAAAATGGTGAAGTTCTTGAAGAAACTGAAGGTGAATATGGAGAAGAAGGATTTATCTTCCAAGAACTTGTTGATATACCGTCTTTTGATGGAATGTATCCGATCTTAGGATCGTGGGTTATTGGTGGAGAGTCTTGTGGTTTTGGTATCCGTGAAACATCGTCAAGAATTACTGACAACATGTCGTATTTTGTACCTCATATCATTCAGTAAACAAATAAGAGAATTGCTAATTAGTTGATCGTGAATAAATATTGTGAGAAACCAAAGTCCTCACCTTAGCATTATACTTGAAATGGTATGAGTTCATTAATTCCATAGATCAAATATTAGAGTTATAGATATATTATTTTTATGGTTAATATAATTTCAATCTCTTTGGAAAGGATTGACAATTCTTTTTTTAAACTTATTAGTTGGGCATGTGGTTAAGTAAATGGAGTAGCTGTAGAGTCGCTACAATAGCATACATGAAAGTGAGATATAGGTTCGAGTCCTAGCCTGTCTTTGAAGTCAGAGATACCGAAAGGACTTTGTGCTAATAGGTTTTTTCAAAACAAATCAATATTATTAATAAATTAACAAAGAAGTTCTTATGAAGAAGAAGAATGGAGTTAACCACTCAATGGAGTTGAAAGTAATTATACGTCGCAAATCAGTAATCGAAAGATTGGAAACACAGTTAAAAGCTGGTACTAAGCAAACTAAAACTGCTGGTATTGTACCACTTACTGATGCTGATCGTGCACGTATTCAAAAAGAACTTGAAACGTTAAAAAATCGATTAACTCGTAACAAGTAAAATCATGTTAAATTTTAACAAACAACTTCAAGCCCAACTTGCACTAATGTGTGAAGTGGGTAAACTTTTCAGGTCTGAAATGACGGGTGATCAAGTGTGGGATTTATATCTCAAATCATTTGAAGATGATCCTATGTTTAGAGATCCGGAAAGTTCTGAACACAATTGTAATTTGTGTAAGAATTTCCTTCGTCGTTACGGTAATATCGTAGCAATCACACCAGCTAATGGAATTCTTTCATTATTTGATTTTGAAGGCCCTGGTGAATTCTTACCTGTAACAATCGCGTTGTCTGCTGCTTTAAGTAAAGCTCCAATAGCAAACATTTTCACGGAAACGTATGATGAATTGAATTCATTACCTTATGAACAATGTAAGAAAACTCTTACTAAGTTTCGTTTAGGTATTGACAAAAACGATAAACGTTATACCAGAGAAGAAGCTGAAAAATTCGGTGTTGTTAAACCTAACGAAGTAGTTACATTCAATCATATGCACCTGGATATTCCAGCTATGTATGTTGATAAGACTGGTAAGTCAAGTGCAACAATTATGGCTGATTTCAGATCTTCGAAAGAAGTATTTGAACGCGCCATGCAAGAAATTCACATTGATACATTGAATCTTGTAAAAGATTTGATTATTCAAGGTTCATTACTTGATGGTCAAACACATTTGTATAAAGTTGAGCAATTCATACCTTTGAAAAAAGAATATGATGCTCTTGCTGCTAACAAACGTGCTGCATGGTGTTGGATAAAATCTTACAATTTACCTATTGCAAAATTCAGAAATGAGTTACTTGGAGTGTTATGCTCGGAGTTATCAGAAGGTAAAGAGTTAAATGCTGCTGTCCAATCTTGGAACAAACGTGTTGATCCGGCTAACTATATGAAAGCTGTCGCACCTATTACTAAGAAACAAATTGAGGAAGCTCAAAAGTTTGTGGAAAATAACGGATACACTGAATCGTTTAATCGACGTTTTGCAATTCTCGACGACATCAAAGTTGCTGAAATTCTCCATAGTAATGTAGGTGATGGTAGTATTCCATCTGTATCAATTTTTGATTCTGTTAAACCGGCTGTGTCAACTCGTCACAAACGTAGCGAGTTTGATGATGTTAAAGAAGTATCTATTGAATCATTTATGAAGGATATCCTTCCTGCTTGTATATCAGTTGAAGCTTTCTTAGCAAACAATCACGGTGGTAATATGGTGTCATTAACTACTGCTAATAATCCGGATTCTAAGTCAATATTTAAATGGGATAACAACTATAGTTGGACGTTCAATGGTAATTTAGCTGGTAAATCTCAGTTACGTGAAGCAGTTTCTGCATCAGGTGGTCGTGTTGATGGTGTATTTCGTTTTAGTCATTCTTGGAATGAACTAGAACCTAATCAATCATTAATGGATTTACATGTATTCATGCCTGGTAATTCTCATCGTGCCGATGATATTGTTCATAATACATATGGTTCTGGACGACGTGTTGGTTGGAATAATCGTACTGATAGTCAATCTGGTGGCGTTCAAGATGTTGATTATACTTCAGCAGCCCCAGCAGGATATATTCCTGTTGAGAATATTACTTTTCCTGACATTAACAAAATGCCAGAAGGTAAGTATATTTGTAAAATTCATAATTGGAATTTTAGAACAACAGGTGGTCGTGGTAAAGCAGAAATTGAATTTGATGGAGAAATCTTTCAATATGAATATCCTGCAACTAAATGTCATCAATGGGTTACTATTGCTGAAGTTACATTGAAAAATGGTAAATTTACTATTGATCATAAAATTGAACCAGTTAATGGTTCAAGAGAACTTTACAATATACAAACCAATGAATTTCATAAAGTAAACTTAGTTTGCTTGAGTCCGAATCATTGGGGAGATAATAATGTTGGAAACAAACATTACTTCTTCATGTTAGACAAATGTAAATCTCCATCTTCTATTCGTAGTTTCCACGCAGAGAACTTAATACCTGAATTAGCAGAACATCGTAAAGTACTTGAAGTATTGGGTAACACCACTATGATAGCACCGGCAGATAAGCAGTTATCTGGTTTAGGTTTCAATGCAACTGTTCGTGATGAACTTATTGTCAAAGTACAAGGTTCATTTAAACGTATGCTTAAAATTAAGTTTTAAGATGGGAAAAATCACAAAAATAACAGTAAAAGTTCCACAGGAAGTAACACTTCCTGATGGAATTTATAGTGGAACTTGGGGTGGTTATGTTATTGATATTAAATTCAATGGCAAAAATTACGAACTTACTACTGAAGAAGGAGTAAGAGGAATTGATATTAAAGTTGTAGTAACCATTAAAGATGGAGTTGCAACATATAGTGAACTTAAAAATTAAATTCTAAAATAATTCAAACAAATGAAAAAACAATTAGTTGATTTTTACAATGCATATGTTGCATCAGGATCTAATGTATCCGCTCACGCGATTGCTAATGGAGTAACTAATACCGATTGCGTACTTATGGTACAAATGGGTAAGAAGTACTCTGAAGCATAAAAACCCTTTGGATATAGCTCAGCCTGGTTAGAGCGTCGGCAGCAAGACAAAAACATTAGCCGGAGGTCGGAGGTTCAAATCCTTTTATCCATACAAAATAAAATGGTAAAAACGCGTATGTGTATAAAACGGGAAGACGTCGCTGCTGGATTCAGCCAATTGGAAACAATTGATCGATACTCACACATTAACTTAGTAATCTTCTTAGGGTTATATTAGATGTGAGTGAAAATACACACCATTTTTTAAAATACACAATTATTAATTAAAACAAAAAAGCTTATGTACAAACAAGCGAGTAAAGCAAAATTACGTATCGCCGTTATTGGCGTAGGTTTATTATCAGTTGAGCAGTTATGGTCTGCTAATGTTAATGACCTTATTAACACAGAAGAATTACTTCAAGAAGAAGTATCAAAACTTGAAAAGACCTCTCGTAGAGCTACTCAAGTTAAATCAAAAGATACTGAAATTTTAAAATTGAAATTAGCTATTGTAAGCGATGTTCTTGATACCCTTGTTGCAGAACAAGAAGCACGTAAAACTGCTGCTGATGTCAAAAAACATAATGCTGAAATCGATGCCCTTATTGCTAAGAAACAAGGTGAAGCTCGTGAAGGTCTTTCAATTGAAGAATTGGAAAAATTACGTAAGTAATGGTTGACAAAACAGCATTAGGTCAAGCTCGTAACATTGAATGCGAGCTTGATCAACCATTAAAAATGCATATAAGTACAATGGAATTAAGATCATTGTCTTTAATGTGTGGTGAAAATGGTTCAGGTAAAACAATGATTAATAAAATTGTATATTTTTCTTCAATGTTTACATTTATTGATTTAGGTAAGTATTCAGGAATGTTTGCTGACTTAGGTTATATTGGTGAAACTGGTGAAGATTTGTGTCAATTTATATTCAATCATACGTTTATTAATCCTGAAGAAATATCAGGTAAAATGACTGTGTTTTTGAAAATGGAACATTTAGTTGTCGTATTGTAGAAGGCAAAGTTAAAGAACTTCTTGTAACATATAATGCTGATGTTAAAGAGGGCACCTATCCAAAATACATGTCAACCACAACTCGATTATTTACTGCAATGGAATCAATTCTTACATTATTTAAAGTATTACCAAAAGGTGAAATTCTTAAACATTGTATGTTATTTGATTTACTTCATTGTCTTACTATTCAGAATTTTGCAATGACTGTTAAAGATCTTTCAGCAGGATTAACTGAAAAACTTAAAGAAGATGGATTAAACATTGTATCATTATTATATGATGAAACATCCGGTAAATTCTCGTATATTGATTTACAAAATAATACACGACCAGTTGGATCATTAGGTAATGGACATCAATCCTTACTTAATATGTATTTAGCTGTCGAAATTTAATTGAAAGGAAGCGCGTAACTCTCGGTTAGCATATAGGAACCCTCTGAATAGTGGATGGTTTGGTATATAGGTGAAACTCTTTATACTGCCACTATGTAAGGCTATGGAATGCATTTCAATTTTTAAATCAAAACAAAACAAAACAAAAACAATGAAAACAAAATTTACAAAAGGTCAATTTGCCTTATTAGGTGGATTGATATGTTCAGTGATTCTTTTTATTTCGTGTTTAACTTATTACATGGAATTCCCTCATGATTTAAATGGTTCCTTTGGGGCATTTCATATCATGTTTAACATCGTTTGGTACATCTTCTCAGGTGTTGCTTGTATGTTGTATGTAATTCAACTGATCTGTAATGGAACAGGTGAAGATGGACCGTTTACAGATAATATAATTGAAGATGATGATGATGATGTTCCCGATAAAAAGTTTTCAGTTAAGAAATACTTTATTGGTTTAGTGATTATATTTGGTCTATATTGGATTGGTACTATCGCTTATGGTCACTTTGAAAAAGCATCCGTTGTTTATAATCAAAATGTAACTTATACACACGCTCTTGACCAAAAGGTTAAAGAAAAGAAAGGTTTTTTTGATAAAATGTGGAAAACTTATTCAACTAAAGAAAAGATTACCGGTATGGACAAAGATATGTTCATTCAAGTAACTAAAATCATTATGGAAAATCGTAAAGATGGTCAAAATGTAACCTGGAAATGGATGCAAGAAAATCAACAAATTCCTTATGATCAATTTACTCGATTCTATGTAGACCTAAGTAACTTTATTGAATCTCAACGTGAAGGCTATTTTAATCTTGAAAAAGAATGTCAAACTATTGCCGCAGCTAACAATATTATGTTAGATACATTTCCTAACAATTTGTATAATAAGGTTATGAAATGTCCTCACTTAGTTGCTGAATACGGATTTACATCTGATCACACAGAACAAGTGTTTAAATCGAAAAAAGAAAACATTATTAATTCTCTTAAATAATTAAAAACAATGAATAAATTTGAAGCAATGTTGGCTGGTAAGCCAGAAGCAATTCAAGCTCAAAGAGCCAAAGACGTAGCAGAAGATTGTAAAATCGCTACTGAAGAAATCGTACGTGCCAACGAAAAGAAAGTTCGTGACATCAAACGTCAAATTACTCAATTATCTGATTTATCACCGGAAACAACTTTATCTCTACAAGTTGTAAAACCAGGTTTCAACGCAGAAAAATGGGCTGCTGAACTTCACGATCTTGAAGTGGAATTACTTGCCGCTGAAGTTGACTTGAAAGTCGCTAAGAAAACTTATACAAATTGGTTTTCAGAAGGTAAAGAAAAAGCACCTAAAGCTGAGTAGTTATGGGACAGTTGAAAGTATTTCTTTCAGCATCCAAATCTGCTAATCCGATTAATGTTCAAATTATACGAGACATTCTTAAAAAAAGAGGATGTCTCGTATTTGAATATGATCCTGCTGATCCTAATGAGCAGATGTTGGGCTGTGATCTGCTATATATTATTCCACCAGAAGGTTGTGATGTTATTCCAAGAATAACTGTTGGACGTGGACAATACAAAGCAATCAAAAAATGGGAAAAAGAAAAAAGCAAAAAAACAATTGTTATTATCAATTATCTTAAAAGAGAGTTTGTTTTTATAAAAATGGAACAAATTAATGTTCGTATTTGTAATAAAACAAGAATTGGTGCAGTTTGTGTCAACACGTTTGAATTTGATATGAATTATGAACAAATGTGTAAACTTACTGAATTTATTGATAAACCTAAAGGTGTTCACTGTGCTAATCAACAACAATGGGATTTTGCTGCTTCAAAGCTCAAAAGAATTGATAAAGTTGGTTATAGAGAGTGTGGTGATATTATTGATATTAATTCTCCTAATAATTCATTTTTTAGTACTTCTAATAAAGCTAGTTCTTATGAAATTTTATCATTTGAAGTTTGGTGTAAAGAGAATAATTATTCAGTCAATAAACCTAAATGGTATGAAACTCTTAAAATTGGTGATAAAGTAAAATGTATTGGTAATGTAAATGGATATGTTTCTCGTAAAATTGGAGAAATTCTTACAATTGATATTGATTTTTCAAAATGTAAAAAAATTAGTTTTGCTGGTGATTCATCTACATTTTTTGAGGAATTTGAATTAGTTTCTCGTTTAACTGATGAAAAACCTATAGATCCAAAAATTGCATTATTAGAACGTGCCATTAAAGAATATCCTATTGGTACTAAATTTAATTCTGCAACTTCAGGTTTAGTTTCAATTACAGGTATATGTGTTAAAGATATTCCTAAATTTAATAGTAGTGGAAATATCGGTACTAAAGATAATGGCACTAATGGTATTATTTATAATGCTTATACTGGTAAATGGGCTGAAAAAATTCCTGAAGATACTACTCCATTTGTTGAACCTATTAAAAAAGATTTACCTTGGGGGCAATGGTATAAAAAGAAAGATTACATCGTTCATTTGTATCATAGAAACTCTGTTTGGGGATTTCATAAAGGACAATGGTTTGAATCTGAAGGATTTTCTGAAGAAGGTTTAATTCCAACTTCTGAATATGATTCTCATGAGTTATTTAAAACAGAAATACTAAAGAGATATCCTCTTAAAAGATTTACTGATTTACGTAATACTTTAGATTTTGATATTAAGAATTATAATCTTAGTTTCAATAATAAAAGTACTCAAATTTATATTCCTGTTGATCCAAATCCTGTACGTGCTAATGCTAGTGCAAGGATATTTAATAACGGTGTTTGGGCTAAAGAAGTATCTAGATTTGAAGTTGGTAAATGGTATAAATTAGGTGTTTGGATTAGTAAATTTTCACATTTAGAAAATTCTTATCAGTTTTGGGGTGAAAATATAAATACAGATTCTAAATTTCATGATAAAAAAGGATATTTAAGTTTAAAAGATTATACTCCAGTTTTAATTACTGATTTATCTGAAATTCAACAATATCTTCCTAAAGAACATCCTGATAAAATCATTATTGAAAAACTTAGTGAATTTGGTTATTTTGTTGCAATTGATAATGATCCTGTAGGTGTATCTATTATGAAAAAAGGTGATATTGGAATTGGTATTAGTGAATCATGTTTTAAATTTGATTCTCCTAAAGCAATTCATCTTAAAGGTGTGAATTGGTCTGGAAATAAAGATTCTATTGGATTAAAATGGTTTAAAACTTTAGGAGAAGCAGAAGCTTTTGCTAGAACTTTAGATTCTATTCCAGTATCTGTTGGAAATCAAACTTTCTTTATTAATAAAGATGAGTATGAAAAACAAGAAGTTAAGCACATTAAACCTTTTTTTGAGCCAACCACAGTTTTATCTACTGAAGAATTAAAAGTTCAATTAGAGAAATTACGTAAAGTAGGTGGTTTATATAGAACAACTTGTGAAATGTTATCACCTAATGCTTTTAAAAGTATTGATAAGAAGAAAAAGTTGTTGAAAATCTCAACAATTATCTAAATAGAATAGGGATGCTATGGGATCACGATTCTATAGCATCCTCGTTTTAACTCCACTAAGGGAGTATAAAGTTATTAAGCTTAGTGCGTTACACAATTCGTGTAGGTTAAACACAAAATGATAAAAAGAAATGTATGATGTAACAAATTTAGTAGAGGTTATTAAATTAGCCCATGAATGTGAAACCCCAATTGATGAATTCACATTATTAGTTGAAAAAGAATTAACAAAACTTCACCCAATTAAACATGAAGAACGAAAATCAGAAGAAGCATTAGGTATTCGTGATTTACGTAATGTTTTACCACAAGGTGAATTTGCCGGTAAACTTTCAGTTGCCGTTGAACAAATTGAAAAAACAATGACCAAACGTGAAACTGCGTATGCATTAGTTTGTTCAATTGCACAAATAACAAAAATATCACAACATCCACTTGTTAAAATGATTATGAAATCACAACAAGAAGATGGTGAAGATTTTAGAGATGAATAGTATTTAACTTTTTAAATATAAAACAAATGTCAACAACAAAAATTAAAATTATCGAAGTATTTTGGTCATTATTAATGGGCTTAATTACTGTATTTGCAGCATGTCATCCAGAAAAATATCCAATCTTATTGGTTGCTTTCTTTGGTGCTGTTTTTGTTTTACAAGTGTCCAAAACTGTTGTTCGTTTTATATCATAATGGGAAGTTTATATTTCTGTGGATATACTAAGAAAAACAATATGATTGCTAAGTATGTTCATAGTCAACAATTAAAAATAAAACTGCATATTATGTTTGATACTGCAGAAGCAGGTATTGTAGAAGTTATTGGTTCTGAACCTTTAACTTCTGAAATACTTAAAGATATGATTGTTGAATTAGACAAATATGATTTCACACCAAATAATAAACTTAAAACATTATTATAATGTCAAAAGAAAAACAAAAAATTATCGAACTATGTAATTCAAGTTTAGAAGGTAAAGATCTAGTTGTGGCTATTGAAGCTGAATTAGCTAAAGTTAGACCTTTTGATCACAATAGTGATAAACCTGGATTTGAGTCATGTGGATTACACGAACCTATTATTCTTAAATTAGAAACAAGAGGTTCTATTACACATGCAATTGAAGAAATTGAAAAAACTCTTACCAAACGTGAACTTGCACTTTGTATCGCAAAAGAACACTGTAAAGTTGTAGTTGACGAAGATGATATGCCTGAAGAACTAAAACAACTTTTATCTGAAATCATGAATTCAAGAGAAGGTAAAGATAAAATGTTTGGAACACCGCGTAATTCTTCATCTGACTGTAAAGAAGAAGATGATTCTGAATGCTGGAAATGCAGAAAGAAACCAACTTGTACAAAATTTAAAGGTTTCAATTTGAATTAAAATGAGTATAATAAGAATTAAAACTAAAGAGGAATTCATACGAGATTGTTTATGGAACTATGAATATGAAACTCCCTTACACTGGAACATTAGAAAACTTATGAATCCATTAATAGGACAACTTATTGATGATACTATTGAGTATGATATACGTTTCGGAGGATTTAGGTATAAAGGGTGGTTTATGCCCCCATCAAATATTACATGTGACTGATTATCACATGAACAGAAAAAATAATGATTATAAATAAAAGAAAGAAGATTAATGAAAAAGTGGAGATTTAAAACAGAGGAAGAATTTACGAGAGAAGGATTGTGGGCAACAACAACTGGTACTCCCGTGGGATGGAATGGACAAAAGAAAATGAACTATTTATTGGGTAAAACCATTGATGGTGCGTTTATTACGTCTTGTGAACAAGGACAATCTTTTAGATTTGACTCTTGGACCATCACACCTAAGTATTATGTTGGTGAAGAAGTTTCATCAAGACCACCTGCACGGCAGAATATACCTGTGAGAGGTCCTATTGAATCTATCCCTGTTCCTGAATTTGATTTACAACGCTTGTCTAAAGAGATTGATGAAATGTTTGCGGAACGTTTGGATGAAACGGACCAAAAATATGTTGAGTTAACAACTAACTTAAACACAGTCACTGAACAACGAGTAAAGGAATATAAGAATCAAGTAGATCTTATTTTCCGTGATATCAGAACAAGTTTACTTGCTGAAGTAAGACGTGGTCACACCACTATTACTATGCCTGGTATGGTTGATGTTAGTATCCAGCATTCAGATCACCCTGTATTAGCTGATGTAGTTAAGTCACTTAACCTACACCACAAAGCTATGTTAGTTGGTCCTGCAGGTACTGGTAAAACTTATATGATTGCATCTTTATCCGATAGAATGGGCTTAGATTTTTACAAGTATTCTTGTTCGAGAGATTCATCTGTGCATGATTTGATTGGTTATAAACAACCAAGATCTGAAACATATTTGGAAACTACGTTCTTGAAAGCTTATGAAAATGGAGGTATTTTCTTGGTGGATGAGTATGATGCAATGTCAGGTGATATGGCCTTATTCTTTAATGGTATCGCAGATTCATCAAAGTTTATTTCTATTCCTCACCGCGATGACAAACCTATTGCACAGAAACACAAAGACTTCCATCTTGTAATGTGTGGTAATACCTGGGGTAAAGGGTCTATCGAGTATTCTGGTCGTGACTTTCAAGATTTAGCATTAATGGACAGGTTCCGTTTTTGTCGTCATCATGTTGGGTATCACTTAAGTCTTGAAAAAGAATTAATGGGACCTCATCATAATTTCGCAACTAAATTGAGAGCATCATTAGAAAAGACCGGTAGTTATTTATCTACCAGAAATATTGAAGATATGTCTAACTTAATTAGAGCGGGTGTAACAACTCAAACTATTTTGAAGATGGTATTGGAAGATATGGATGAAGAAGGTGCAAAAGCTGTTAACCGTGAAATGCAAGTTGTAGCATAATGAGTACGCCAAAGTTTGTATCAAAAGTACTTCCATCTGGAGCTAACTTTGTAAGATTTGAATCTTTACAAGCTATCTTTGAATTTGACGATATTACTACAAACCCTAGAGGTTTAGGTATGAGTACAGTCAGAGAAGAACCAGAATCGGCAAGGAGATATTTTGAAGAACGTGCGACATTTACTAAAAGTAAAATAGCTCTTGTAAATAAGGCTCAGAAAGAATTGTCTATTGACAAGGAATTTCTTGAACTTGTTTATAAAGGTAAGAGTCAGAAACGTAAGTTCGACTTAAATAAATTTAGTGGTAATTTGTCAATGTCTCATTATGCTTCTAATTGTGATAAGATTTTTAAGAAATCTATGCCTGGAGCTAAAAAACAAACTCTTAATATGGCATTCCAAGTAGGTACCTTCGTTGGAGGTAACTATAGTGGTTCGTTTACTAAGATTTTGAAAACCATTCTTATGTGTCAAGCAATGAACATAAGTGTTAACATTGATATGTTTGATTCAGATACACAAGCAATTGGTAACAAAGCTTCTTACGTTATGGTAAATGTTGCTAAATCTTCTGAAAAATTAAACTTTCGGGAGATCTTAGCAGCATCTCATAGAGAATTCTTCAGAATGACATTATTCAATGGATATTCGGCATCTGGAGATCAAAGACGTATTGGAACATTCCTAGATCAAAGTAGAATTATCAGAGATTTAGGTACTATGTATGATGTTATTGGTGGAAATATCTTGTTAGATCAAGCTGGACATCAAGAAGGATCACCTTTAGTAAGTAAAATATTAAAAATCGGCATGCTCCGTTAACAAGTAAAAATTATGGAAGAAGAAGTTGTATATGACGCAGTTGAAACGTTTGATACGTTTCCTGCTGTCATAGTTCAAGATGATGGAATTGCTTTATCTGAAAGTGAAGATGTTGTTGAAGAACAAGTAGAAGAAGTTATTGCTATTATCCCCCGTAAAATTACAATTACAAGAGACTATATTCATTTACCTGAGGAAGGAGACGGACAAGGTGATGGAGAAGGTGAAGGTACAGGTAAAGGTGGAGTTGGCGATATGTCAGAATTCTTGAGGAAAATTCAAGAAGCGCGTGAACAATTAGAAGGTCTGAATGGGGGAGATCCTTATGACGACAGTAGTGAAGGTGATGCATCAGATAACACTGCTGCAGAAGCTCAACACACGTTAGCGTCTACTGATGGTGAACGTTTTAATGTGCGTAAAAAAGAACGTTTTTAAAATTTAAAAAGTTATGGGAGTATTTATGTTATTTGGATTTCCGTTTATCGCACTTATTTATTTTATTTGGTACGTAAGAGTACCCAAAGTTGCAGATGATTTTGATTATTATAGTCCAGATGAATTTAAACCTATAGGTTTAAAAGTTTGGACATTAATGTTAATTGTAAGCATATCAATTATACCTTTTGCCAATGTTGCTTGTATATTCGTTTCATTAATTTGGTTGGCTGTACAAATATCATTAGAAGGTTGGAGTGAAGTATTTGGTAAATTTGATAAACCGACTATATTTACTCCTATTGGTAAGTTTTTAAACAAAGAACTCGTTAAACCAAAAAAGAATGATTCCCGTAAATGATCAAATAGCAATATTTGAAGAAGCTAAAGCTAGGTATTTAATCTATCAGAATGCTTTGAATTTCTGTAGTATGTGTTGGAGTTTGAATATCACTCTTAAAGATAAGGGTTATAAATCCTCAATTTTTGAGATAGATGATTTTCTTCCAACATTTACTTATGAAAACGTGTGTAAATTAGCATCACAGTATAATTTCGAAGAACCTAAGTGTCAGTTAATAACTATCACTTATTGGTGGGATGTACATAATGCTAAACCACGTATTAGTGCTTTTGATGCATTAGTGAATCAATTAAAAAGAGGGATATAGCTCAGCCGAAAAGAGCCTAGGGTCGGGAGTTTGAATCTCTCTATCCCTCCATTTCATTTTGTTTTTGATTCCAATCCGTAGAAATACGGTGCGGAACAAAAATAATTAAAAAACACATAGATAAAGATGAAAAAAATATTAAAGAGCGTAATACGTGTTAAACAGAATTAAATTAATTGATGTAATTTTAGATAATCAATCAGCAACTGATAATGATTTAATTACAGCATTAGAAAATTTTATTGCAAACAGCAAGCCTTATAATCATGAAGAAGATAGTTCATTGAGAGGGTGTGGAGTTGAAAAACCATCACCTGATAAGTTTGCAAAATTAAAAGATATAGATTGTTCAACATTGTCAGAAGAAACAGAGTTGATTGAATCTATCTTTAACAAAAGAGAATTAGCATACTTAGTAGTTAGTTCTAAAAAACAATTAATTGAATTACAGAAAGTATTAAAAGAAATTTATAAAGTAATTAAAGAAAAAGATGACGAATAACGATAACGGAAAGACAATATTGATGGTAGCATCAACTATGTCTGTAGAAAAAATTATTGAATTGCTTGATGGTGCTCTAAATGGGTATAAAACAGCAACCGATAAAGCACAAGCTTATAAAAGATTAGAAGTAGTATGTTCATTAGTCATGGCTAAAAACATTGCACCTAATCCAGAAACTGCTGTATTAATGACTAAAAAGATTGATGATCTTAAACGTATGGACGATCTTATTAATCCAAACGGAACTTCAAATTCAAACTAAATTTAATTATATGTGGTTAATTTATTTTATTTCAATTCTTTTAATGATATATATAATGTATATCGTAAAAGTAAAACTTTATGAAGATCCTAATTATCTTGAAAAAGTTCAAGGTACAATAGGATTTTATGCATTAGGAATGGTGATTACATTTATTCCTATTATAAATACTCTTGGAGTATGTTTTTTCATGTATATGCTGATAAGGTTATTACTTGATGAAGAAATCTATTACAAGCCAGGTCGAATCCTTAAATTTTTAAACAAAAAATGGTAAAATTAATTTTTATTTTCGTAGCAAAAATTATAGGGTATCTCCTTATTTTATTTGCGTGGTTCGGCATTGTCGCACCTTTTCTTGTGAGTTATCCAAGCAATACTTTGGTAGCTGTCGGTTTTATCGGCACAATCGCAGTAATGTTTTTTTGGCTATATTCTATTATCAGAACAATTCAAAAATTCTCTAAACAATTTCTTAATTAAAACAACAAAAAATGAAAAACTTCAAGTTTTTAGCAATTTGCGTAATTGCTGTTCTCTCAATGTCTTTAACTTCTTGTATGCACACAACTGATCCGGGTTATGCCTCTGTAATTAATGAACGTTATGGTTCAGACAAAGGTGTTCAACCAGTTCCAGTAGGCCCCGGTACTTATTACTCTGGTTTTGGTCAGGATTATTTCGATTTTCCTACTTTCCAAGTAAACTGGACATTTACTCATGACAAATCTGAAGGCTCTGACACTAATGAAGAATTTACATTTCAAACCAAAGAAGGTATGGAATGTGGAGTAGATTTAGGTCTTGCTATGCACTTTGATATGGATAAATTGCCGAAAATGTATACAACTTATCGTAAAGGCGTAGAAGAAATTCGTGGTACTGTAGTTCGTAATGCCATTCGTGATGCTTTGAATAGAGTAGCTGGTAATATGCCGGTTGAATCTGTTTATGGTAACGGTAAAGGTTTACTAATTGACACAGTATCAAAACTTGTTAAAGCTCAACTCGCTCCTAATGGAATTGTAGTAGATCGTCTATCTTTAATTGGATCAGTACGTATACCTCAATCTATTAAAGATGCGTTGAATTCTAAAGTTCAGATGACACAAGATGCGCAACGTGCGCAAAATGAGGTTGTTAAAGCCGAAGCAGAAGCTAAAATTAAAGTAGCTAAAGCACAAGGTGATGCTGAAGCTATGCTTACTAATGCACGTGCAGAAGCTGAAGCTAATAAACTTAAGAATTCTACTTTAACTCCGTTGTTGGTTCAAATGCGTTGGATTGAAGCATGGCAAGAAGGTGGTTCACACGTTCCTACTTATGTTACTGGTGCTGCCGGTAATAGCTTCATGATGCAAATGAAGTAATAATAAATTGAAAAATTGTAAAGATCTGCTCTCCTATGTGTGAGAGCGGATCTTTTTTAAATCAAAAACAAAAACAAATAAAATATTAGATATGCCAATTATTCAAAATAATAAAGTCTATACTATAGGCAATATTACTGGTTCTCACGATAAATTACCCGTTGGTAATTATGCCTTACAATTTAATGAAAGTAATGAACAATTTTTCCTTACTCAACAAATTGATTTTAAATTACCTTCAAAACTTTATGGTGATTTCAACTTTATTGATCGTTGGATTAAATCTTACGAACACAATAGTGCTAAAAATCTTGGTATTTTATTATCTGGTACAAAAGGAACAGGTAAAACAGTAGCTGCTCAGTTATTCTGTCAAAGAATGAACAAACCTGTTATTTTTATCACTGAAGCATACAATGGTCCCGGTTTTGAAGCATTCATTTCTGATCCACACTTTTCTGATTCTATTATCTTTATTGATGAATTTGAGAAAGTATATCGTCGTGATGAAGAATCAAATTCATTATTGACATTAATGGATGGTATGTATCATACTAAATTGATTTTCTTATTAACTGCAAACGATCCTTCTTCAATTAATAACAAATTGAAAAATCGTTTGAATCGTGTTAAATATCACAAAATTTACAGTAAACTTGATGCCGCTACAGTTGCTGAAATTGTTGATGATTTACTTAAAAAACCTGCATATCGTGATTCAGTTGACAAATTTGTTGAAACTGTTGATATGTTGACAATGGATGTACTTACATCTATTATCCGGGAAGTAAATTTATTTGATGAATCTGCTCTTGAATGCGCCAAGTTCCTTAACTTGACCGCTGAACCTGAATATTTCAATATTACAGTTACTTATAAAGGAACTGATTATAAATGTGATGGTCAATTTGTAAATTATCGTAAGAACCCTGTAATTATTGCATATTATCAATCTGGTTATCCAAAAGAATTGACAAAATTATTGCCGGATTATACCAGTGTTAAATTATTCGAACGACCATATTCTATTATTGATGGTGTGGTTGTTTGTAAATATGCTGAAGGTGTTGAAATTAAACTTTCAAAAAGTTCTTACGCATTATCATTCTAAAAAATCAAAACAAAAAAAGATGACTATTCAAGAAAAAGTAGCAGAAAAAATTGCTGGAAGTAACGATACTATCTCAGCCGCAGTAATAGACAAAATGGCTAATACTGAAATTAACAAACGTGTTGATATTTTGTTTAAATCAATTGAAAAACAAGATGCTGCTAAAGCCGCATTAAGTAAAATCAATTATGATGATATTACTGAATATGTTGATGGCGAGCCAAAGACTAAAATGTCAGAAGCTCGTTATAAAGAAATCAAAAAAGCTAAAGAAAGTTTGGAAAAACTTACTAAAGCTATTGAAATTGCTTTAGCAGCTAACACAGCTGACTCGTACAACAAACTTGCGGAAGCATCAAAGTAGTATGAAACTGGCGACTTTACAACGAAAAGTAGATGCTATCGTTAAAAAATCGTCACAAGAAATAATTGTGGGCGTCTATCTGAAAATGATAGATGCTCACAATGAATTTTGCGACTGTGATTATTGTGAATTGTTGAAAAAATACGTTAAAGCAAAAATATACATATGTAAAATTAAACGTCAGTATTATTGGGGTGATGGAGAATCCCAAGATCTTTGGGATAATATTCAACGTCATAAAGAATTAATCAAGACGTTAAAATTACAAAAGGATACACTTAAATTAAAACTTCATTAAAATGAAAATGGGAACAATTATTACAATTATTTTAGCAGTTGCAGCATTAGTATTAATGTCTGAATTAAAAATATCATTTAAACCTTTTAGTGTTTCTGCACCAAACTGGTTAAATGTAATCGGATGGATAGTACTTTCTATTGCACTAGCTATTTTAGGTGTTAATGAGAATCTTAAAGGATATAAAGAAGGTTACAAAAAAGGTTCCGATGATACTATTGAACTTGTAAAACAAGTAAATAAAGAGAAACCTATTGAAACTATTACCATATCCAAAGAACATGAGTAAAGAAATTATATTACTCGAAGGTGTAGCAACAGCTAGTACTGTTGGACCTTATAGTCTAGAAGATAGAGATCGTATGAATTGGATAACTAAAGCTGGTAAAAAAGTTAAAGTTCCTGATTTAGACGATAAACACGTTAGTAACATTATTGCAGCAATGCAACGTGGTGATATTAAATGTGATAAAAGTCTTCAAGATTTTTTTGAATTAGAATTAGCACATAGAGAGAACAACCGATAGGTTGTTCTTTTTAAAATACTCGGGGGTGTTTGGTTTCGACAGCATGTTAGAGAAATAATAAGACAGCAGAGGTAGACCACCCTCTTAAATCAGAGATCAAACAATAACTGGAAATAAAACTATTTCTTTCGCTCGTACTGCCTTTATGGCAGCTGCTTAATAGCGACGAGTTGGCAACTTACTTTTGAACAGAAAAGTTGTAACATGACGTTAAGCTTCGTTGCAAAAGCCTTGGAACACATCGCCTCCTTTCTGAGGGTTGTTAAGTATGCTGGTCTCACCAGATGGTGTAGCTTTGTTTGTAACCAAACAGGCCCAAGTTTTGCTGTTTAGATTAAAACGCCAGAAAAGTAACTGTAAAATACTAAGCTGTATAATCTTATTACGTATCCGTGTTTGGACGGCGGTTCGACTCCGCCCACCTCCACTTAAATTGAAATTAAATGGAAATAGTAGAAAATTTTAAGATGAAAGTTAGTAATCCTGATCAAATAAAAACTGTTCAGAGAATATTAAGTAGTATGGGTTTATTAGAGAAATTTTTATCTTCATTTTATTATGAAGGAATTTGTTATAGATATCATTCAAAACAAATGACTGGTTTTGGAAATACTAATGTACATTTTGATGATCATGAGCATAAAGAAATTACTTATGATGAATTTATTGAAAAATATGATATTTTTAATGTTTCAACTAAAAATGTTATAATTACTACTGATATCATGTTTAAATTCATTGAATATTACATGGATCACCTTAATGATGAAAAAACGCCACAAGAACTATTTAAAGATTGGAAAAATGATTGAAAGTTTTAAAATTAAAATTGCAGATGAAAGAGAACATAAAATAGTTCAAGAAACTTTGTTTTCTAATGGAGCTAAATGGAGAGAAGGTCAAGAAACAGTTTTATTTGGACCTAATCCAAATATAAATTGGAATGGACTTGAATATAATTCTGTAACTAAAAAAATTGGAGGATTTACTGATATAACTTCTACATCATCGTTTAATAGACATGATAAAAATGAAATATCATTTGCAGATTTTTGTAGTAAATATGTAACTGACTCTATTCATTCAGAAAAAAATAAATATGTTTTGTTTGTACAATATTGTATGAACCATTTAAATGATGAAAAAACATTTGAAGAATTATATGATGAATATATATTAAATCTGAAAAATGATAAATGAGAATTTTAAAATAAGAGTAAATAATCCAGAAGAGTCCATATTTGTTCAAAAACTATTATTTCAAAATGGTTCAAAATGGAGAAATGGTAAATCAGAAGTTAATCTTGTTGATAGCCAAGGTAGTTCGTGGAAAGGGTTATATCATTATTTAAATAATACTATAACTGGTGATGCAACTATTGGAGGATATTTTCATAATCATGATAATCCTGAAATAACATTAGAAGAATTTAAAATTAGATATTTTGGTAAAGGTGAAACAAGTAGACAAACTTGTATTGATTTTGCTAAATATTGTATGGATCATTTAAATGATGAATTAACAATAGAACAATTATTTGATAACTTTATAAAACCAAAAAATGGAAATAAAACCTTTTAAAATATATCATCTTGATAATGAACAATCTAAAATTGTTCAAAATATGGTATTTCGCGATGGTGGTGGATGGGGAAGCAGCTTAGATAAAGATTTAAGAATGTTTAGTCCTAGTAATACTATTACTTTATGTATGACATCTAAAGGTATGTTAAGATCCGGTGTAGTAGTTACCCAAAGTACATTTGATGGTCTTGAAGGAGAAGAATTAACATATGATCAATTTAAAGAAAAATATGCTAATACTTTACGTATATCTAGAGAGAAAATCCTTGCATTTGCTGAATATTACACTAACAATATAGTTGGCGCATCATCTCCAGATGATGTATTAACTGACTTCTTAAAATTATGATAATCGAAAATTTTAAAATACATCATCTTACTAGGGATCAATTTAAATTTGTTCAAGAAATAATATTTAAAAATAATTGTTCATGGGTAGGATCACACACAACTAACATTAAAGAACATTCAGATAGTAATGATATTTCTATTGTAGTAAATAATCTTGAGGCGAGATCTGGATCAGATATTGTACAAGGTATATTTGATCAACTTAGAGGAGAAGAAATTACTTTTGAACAATTTAAAGAATTATATTTTATTAATATTCCTAAATTTACTAAACAACAAATGTTTGATTTTGCGGAATTTTATGCAAATAATTCAGACACAATATTAAATGATGAATTGCTAAAACAATTTTTAAATCCATAATGAACGAAACTCAAACAGAAATTGGAGTTGTTATCGGGAGATTTCAGCTACACGAATTGCATACTGAACATATCAAGTTAATTGAACATGTTCTTGCAAACCACGAAAAGGTAATTTTATTCTTAGGAACTACATCTGCAATGGGTACTCAAAGAAATCCATTGGATTTTATTACCCGTAAAGCTATGATCGAAGCACATTTTAGAAATAGAATATCTTCAATTGTACCACTTGCTGATTGTAAATCCAATGAAGTATGGTCTACTCAAATTCGTACTAAAGTAAGAGATATTTTTCCATCTGGAACAGTTACTCTTTATGGAGGTAAAGATTCGTTTATTCCATATTATACTGGAAATTGGAAAACAACTGAACTTGAACCAGAAGTCTATATATCTGCAACAGATATTAGAAAGAAAGTTGCCGGACGTATATTAGCATCATCTGATTTCAGAGCTGGTATAATTTATTCGGTTTTTTCACAATATCCCCGCTCATTTTCAACAGTTGATGTTGCAATCTTTAATGAAAAAGGTGAAATTCTATTAGGTCAAAAACCTGATGAAAAAGAATGGTGTTTTGTTGGAGGATTTGTTGATGTTACTGATGAATCCGATGAAGCTGCTGCTCGTCGTGAAGGTAGAGAAGAAACAGGTCTTGAACTTGCTGACTTTGAATTCGTTTGTTCAAAACGTGTAGAAGATTGGCGATATAAGAATTCACATGATGCTAAAATTATGACGCATTTATACAAATGTAAATATACTTTTGGTAGTCCACAACCTCAAGATGATATTGCTGCCTTAAAATGGTTCCCATACGGTCCTGAGCTAGACAAAATCTTGGTTGGAGAACATAAAAAGTTATTAGTTGACTTATTAAAAAATACTGAAAAATGAAAAAATACTACAGAGTATGTAACATAAATACCCATCAAGGTTTATGGTATGATTATAAAGGTATTTTTACAGGATTAATTCATAATGATTTTAATTTTTGTTTAAATTCAAAACTTGAAATGGATTTTGATCCTAAATTAGTAGGCTGGTTATCAGTTACTGAATCATTAGAGGGTTTATATCAATGGTTTCCTAAAGCAGATATTATTAAACTTCAAAAATTTGGATGGTTTGTTCATGAATTTGAAGCAGTTGATATTAAATTTTATGAAAGATTTCAACACGATGTTATTAAACAAGACACTTCAAAATTTATTAAATTAATAAAACTATAATGGAAACGTACTTTAACGCAATTACTACAATGAATTTACAAGAAGGTATAATTTTTACAGGTATTTGTATCGTTGTAATAATTGTATTAGGTACATTCATTAAAAACATTAACGATCATATTTAAACAATGGTAATTAAAGCTCCAAATAATATAAATCAACGAGATATACATAAACCTTCTATGTTTTTAGCAGGTAGTATTGAAATGGGTCAAGCTGAAAATTGGCAAGATACTATGACAAAATATTTTGAAAAAGATTTTAATATATTTAATCCTCGTAGAGATAATTGGGATAGTTCTTGGGTTCAATCTTTTGATAATCCTGAATTTTTTCAACAAGTTTCTTGGGAATTACACGCATTAGATTTTTCTGATATAATTATTATGTATTTTGATCCTAAAACTATGTCTCCAATTAGTTTATTAGAATTAGGTTTATATGCAACTTCTAAAAAGTTACATGTAATTTGTCCTGAAGGATTTTGGAGAAAAGGTAATATAGAAATTGTATGTTCTAAATATAATATTCCTTTATACAATAGTATTGAAGAATTTAAAAATAAATTTAAATAAATGCCAAAATTTCATCCAACAACCGCAACTGATGCATATAAATTTGTGCATTGGACGCAACGTCCTTCGGGATTGACAAGACTTATGTCTTATGGAGAACCTCGTGTAGGAGGTCAACACTCTCATATTGTTTTCTATGGTATACAATATTTCATAAAAGAATATTTTATGACTGTTGTCACTAATGAAGATATTGAACGTGGTGCTCGTAGAAGTTTAAATACTTTTGGTAACCCTGGTTATTTCCCTCAAGAAATTTGGGAAAAAGTTCGCGATTTAGGATATTATCCTTTAGAAATCAAAGCTGTAAAAGAAGGAACTGTTGTTCCAACTGGTAATGTTTGTTATACAATTGAAGCTACTGAAGAGTGGTTTGCACCAATGGTTAGTCACTTCGAACCTTGGTTAATGTGGAATTGGTATCCAGTTGCCGTTGCTACTCGTATGTATAATATTCATAAAGGTATTACTCCATCATTCAAAATCTCTACTAACAACGCTATGTTGGATTATGTAGTTAATGATTTTGGATTAAGAGGTGCTCAAGGTCATGAAGCTGCTTGTTTAGGTGGTTCTGCTGCTTTAATCTTTTCTGATGGTTCTGATAATGTTCCAGCAATGGAATTTATTGAAGACTATTACGGAGATGCAACCGTAGGAAAATCTGTATGGGCAACTGAACACTCAGTAGCAACTGTATTTGGTCCTGGTCAGGGAGAATTTGATTATGTCAATGCTCAATTTGATCGCGCTGGTGACGATGCTATGGTATCAATTGTTATTGATTCTTATGATGATACTAATTTCATTAAAAATGTTATTGGTTCAGAAGCAATCAAACAACGTATTATCGCACGTCCAGGTAGAACTATTTTACGTCCGGATTCTGGTGTTCCGTTAACAAATATGATTAAGTATTCTGAAATGCTTGGTAATATTTTTGGATATCACTTAAATGAAGTAGATTACAGAGTAATTAATCATAATGTAGGCTTAATTCAAGGAGATGGTATGAATGAAAATTCAATCGTTGATATTTATTCAGAATACATTAAAACTGGTTGGTCTTGTGAAAACTTTGCGGTTGGTTCAGGTGGTGGTTTGCTTGTTGAAGGATTGACCAGAGATACAGATCGTTGGGCAGTAAAATGCTGTTTCGCTGTAATTGATGGAGAATCAAAAGATATTCGTAAATCTCCTAAAGGAGATATGACTAAAGCTTCAAAAGCTGGTATTTTGAAACTTCATAAAGCCGGATCAGAATTCATTACTATCGAAAGTTCTAAAGAACAATATGGTATTAATAATGGATATGCTGATGAACTTGAAATAGTTTATCGTAATGGTAAATTAATGAGAGATCAACATTGGACAGAAATTCGCACTATTGCTAAGAGTTATCTTGAAGCCGATTTAAAAACAAGTAAATAACTAAATTACACTGGGATTAATTTCCCAGTGTAATTTTTATACTAACATTATGTTTATAACATTTTTAATCTGGTATTTTATCGGAGTAATATTATCAATATTCATGTTATCATTTGTTAATGATTTGTGTGATCATGATTATGAAAAATGTGAAGTTGCCTGGGCTTTCATGAGTTGGATTGTTGTAATTTTTAGTATTTATTACATTATTACAATATCAAAAATATTTAAATGGAAACCAAGTTTAAAAAACTTATGGAAAAAGAAAAAGCAGTAATCTTTGATTTAGATCTTACTACTTTGTATCATACTAACAGAAGTCCTTTTGATTGGAGTGATTTATCAGGTGACGTGCTTATTAAAAGTGTTGGTGAACTAATGCAATCACTAGCTATGCAAGGATATATGATTTTACTTGTTACAGGGAGACCTGAACGAGTAAGACCTCAAACCGAAGCATGGTTAATTGAAAAACTAGAAGACGGAGGACTTCTGTATGATGATGAATATAAATTATTCATGAAACAAGGTATAGACTATACTAAATCATATTTATCGAAAGAAGCTACTTTAAAGAAGCTTCAAGAAGAGTATGACATTCTTATGGCATTTGATGATGATAATCGTTGTGCTGAGATGTATGTAAGAAATGGTATTATAACAATGATGCCAATGAACTATAAAGTTCCACCAAAAAAAGTTCAACAAGAACTAGAATTCCCTAAAGAATAGAATAATGACTGATATTGAGAAATATATAATAGGAGCGTTGATTACGAATCCTAAGAATGATAAGGATGTTGGATTTAATTCCGCATTAATCACATTACTTAAAGGTATGGCTGCAGGAATTCCATTGGATTTAACTGAAGCTAATAATGCTAATAACACAGAACCTGAAGTTGACGCAGGTCTTGATGCTGTATTATCTTTACGTATTACAAAACGTTCTGCATTAAGAAAAGAAATCACAAAAGTCAATACTGATTTTGGTTATAGTGTTGATAATAAAGAACTTGATAGAATAATAACAGAATTTGATGCTGGTTCTAAACTTGCAGCTGTAAAGATTCTTAAAGAAATATCACGTTTTGGTTTAAAAGAAGCTGCTGATTGTGTGAGTATATTACAAACAATTCATTAACAAATAAAATAAAATGGTAAAAGCTGATTACGTATACACAAACGCCGATGGTATCATTAATATTGTCGACTTAAATTTAGGAAACATGTCTGTAACAAATGATGCAGAGAATGTTTTAACTGAAATAAATGATTCTGAGGAAATTACCGACATGCGTGTAGTTTACATAGACTCAGAAGAAGAGTTAAGTGAAATGATTCCTGTTTGGGAAAGTGGTAAATGTGTAAGCGTAACGTTTAAACCATTTGTACCATAATAATCTTATGCGAATTCGAATAGTAAATAGAAAATATCTAATTGGTGGTAAATGGTTCAGATTTGAAAAAATGATGAATATACAGTGTATTGGATATAAGTTTGCGATTGGTAAATTTGAAATAAGACTTTATATATAAAATATGGAAGAAGAACTTTTAAAAATCTTTCGCAAATATAAAATAATTGCGACCGGTTCTGATCAAGTTATTATTGCTGAAATTATTGAAGTATTTAATAATCATACTGAACCATATGAATTTCTAGATTCTGAAAAATGATCTTTTGTGTGTTTGAGTGAACAATAGTAGCTCTAGATGAAAACACATGTGCTTGACAGTATTAAGAACTGTAATTTGGCCACTAATTAAAATATCTCAAGGGCATGAGAAAACAAAATGGGTTTAGGTGTATTATTAACCGTTAATCTTAAAGGAAACCTTATGGGTTTTCAAAAACATGTTGACAATCAAATTGTCACTGTTGACGTCTCAGAAGTTGGAGCAAAACATCCAAATTTCATTTCCAGAAAAATCAAACACTCTGATCGCTATCCTTCGGAATGCGTTCGTAAAGTGCGAATTTCTGAAGAAGTGGTAAATGAATGGAACAAACCGGACTGTCCACATTGGGAGAAACCTGCTCAATGGAAATCTATGTCGAAAGATCAAAGATTTAAATCTCATGTCAATCGATATGATGAAGGTTTCGGAGTTAAGTATGACTTCGTTCAATAGTATTAACTTTTAAAAATTTAACAAAATGTTTAAATTTATTACAAACTTGTTCAAGTCAGTTGATTTTGGTGCTAAACGTGCTAAAATTATGGGAACTTTTACAAAAGCATTATCTGATGCTCAAAAACTCGACGCTGAATTAAAAGCAAGTATTGATGAAAAAGAAGCCAAACGCGCTGCTATTCTGAAAGAAATTGATGATCATTCATCTATTCAGGCTCAAAACACTCGATTTATCGAAAATCTTACTAAATTAGTTGAGTAATGAAAAGAATCTTGGTAATTATTGCCTTATTGATATCACTATGTTCAGCTTCAGCAGAAATTAAACGGTTTAAAACTGAATTATTTAATGCTAAAGTTTTAAATGGAGAATGGGGTGGATGGCAAAAATCTAATGTTGTTCTAGTATGGGATAATGTTAGAGACAAGATTACGATTTATTCTACTGATATTCAGTATATTAGTTATAACCAATTAGAAATAAAAAAGTTTAATGAAAGTACTATATTTAGTGGAAAATTTATAAATCACCACAAAGAAGTTGGACAACTGACTATTACTATTTTAAATAATGGTGATATTTATATGTCATTAACTTACCAAGATGCACAACTACTTTATAAGATATACGATATCGATGTGAAGTAAAATTTATTGAAAGATATAACAATAAGAACAGTTAGATCATTATTTTATCATAAATTGATAATTTATGGGTTTTTATTGTTCTTATTGTTGTACTTTTGTAGTCCCAATAAAAAATATATGTTCGGGTCTTATAGCGGCTAGTAATCTGGGTTTTCATCCCAGCAAGCGGGGTTCGATTCCCCGTCCGAATACAAAATATTGATAAATTAATTATGATAGAAAAAAAATATTATTTACTTAGAATAAGTAATCGTGAAACACCAAGACTTATTTTTAAGTCTTCAAGCATATCAGATCTTAATAAAGTTTCAAGATATTTAAAAGATGCTATAGAAGATCATGAAATATTTTTTATTACTGAAAATGATAGTAAAGATGTAATTGAAGAATGGATTTCTGAAGAATTAATTTGTGAAATATTCAATAATTAAAATATAGATGTGGCGCAGTTGGTAGCGTTCTTGCTTTGGGAGCAAGGGGTCGTGAGTTCGAGTCTCACCATCTATACAAAATATATCGCGAAGTGGTAGCAGTGGTAGCTCGCAAGGCTCATAACCTTGAGGTCGGGGGTTCAATTCCCTCCTTCGCAACTAAATATCCTCAACTCTGTGACCATAAATCGGCAATTGATAATGGTTCAAACAAAGCACAAGACAGCCGAAACTTGATTGCGGCAGAGAGGGATGTTAAAATAAAGGGTGGTAGATAGCAATTATGTGTAATTCATAAACGTATAAGTTGATTAAAGTTCTACTATATACCCAACCCTTTTTAAAACTTAAACAAATAGATAATGGATTGGATTTTAATGATTTTAAACTTATACGCTTATTATTTGATAAGTAATAAGAGAATAATTGGCTTCATACTTGGAGCAATTGGAAGTATTCTTGGAATAATATTATTCTGGAATATGATTTCAATAGTTATAATGTATTTAGCATTTACAGTTTTAAATATTAGAGGATTTTTAAAATGGAATAAAAAATTAAAAGAAGAAACAGTCTAGGTCCAGAGGGCTCTAATTGTATATGAGGGAAGTGACTCTGGAATTCCTCCGTATTTAAAGTATTGGTGAATGTTATATCTAGAATGGTAATTTATTATCGTCGATGATGTTTCTATAATATACAATCGCAATTAGTATATCTTTTTTAAAATATAAAATATTGAAATGTTGGCTTGGAAGCAGCAATCATCTAAAGAGTGGGACGAGACTACGTTGATAAACCAATTCAAGTTGGAATTTAATGTGGTAAGGTAAGTTGGAGGTCACCCCGTAACTGGTAAGGACTGAAATCCCTTTGGCGTAATAGCACATCAATATTTTTAAAAATTAAATGAGTAACATCCGAGAATGGTCGGTGAGTCAGGTAAGAGGGGAACCCAATGCTGACTTAGAATGAGGAATTAAGTCCAGATATCCCTAACGAAAAGATGTAGGTGTAGTCCCGTGGATAACATGCGTGTAATTGTCCCTCCCGTTACTCATTTTTAAAATGCTCCAGTAGCTCAGTGGATAGAGCATCGGTTTTCTAAACCGAGGGTCGCTGGTTCAAGTCCAGCTTGGAGTACAACTAGGTTTATTTATTATTAGCTACGATAGAATAAACCATCAAAGATGGGGTTGTAGTCTTAACTTATAAAGTTATTGCCCATACCAATTAACAAAACTAACTAGGGTCGAGCTACATTTTGCCACTGTTAGTATTAGACTTAGAGATCAGAGGTAGCCGTGACTACTCTAAGTTGAACAAATAAAATCTCTTTAATTGAAGCAAAACGGTAACCAGGGGGAGACACCCAACCCAATAAGGGGTAAGGACGAAAGTTGAGTACGTAGGTTATAAACCATAGCAGTGGTTGAATGTTTTGGTAAATGTAGTTATGATATGGTTAGTGTTCGCAGAAAAGCCTTCGTTATGACCTAAGTCAATATAATTATTCCACTCTGCTTAAAGTGAATAAAGAGATTTTTTATGCCTACTTATACCCTCAAGCTTATATCTTGTTGAAAGGTTATTTGGTGACAGCCTGGTTCAATCCCAGGAGTAGGTACAATATGGAAAGAAGTAAAAATGAATTATTAGCAATTGAAAAAGGATATAAAATAACTATAAATGGTGATATTTTAAATCCTAAAGAAAAAATTTTAACAGGAACTATTTATAATAAAAATTATAAAAAATTTAATATTAGATTAAATGAAAAACATATTCCAGTTAAAGTACATAGATTACAAGCATATCAAAAATTTGGAGAAATTATTTTTAACGAAGATATAGTAGTTAGACATTTAGATGGTAACGGATTAAATAATTCTTGGGATAATATTGAAATTGGATCATATAGTGATAATATGATGGATAAACCTAAAGAAGAAAGAATTAGAATTGCATCTAATGCTAATAAAAAATATTCTGATGAATTAGTTTTAGAAATTAAAGCATACCGAAATTTAGGGCATACTTATAAAGAAATTATGGAAAAATATAATATTAGTAGTAAAGGAACCATTAGTAATATTATTAATAATAGATAAGCCCGTATGGTGAAGTGGTTAACATTCGATTCTGCAAAAATCGCACGCCCAAGTTCGAATCTTGGTATGGGCTCAAAATAAATAAAATTATGAAATCAGGAGATATAGTTAAAATGACTAAATCCTTTAAAAGAGGATTAATTGCAAATGATTGTAAAGATCATGTTGATGAATTTGGAAAGTGTATAGGTATAGTTGAAGATTTAGTATATCCTGATGGTGAAGGTGATGAATGGAATGTTAGATGGTTACCTTCTAAATTAAGATATGGTTATTCTCCAGAAGAACTTGAAATAATTAAATAAAACCAGTAGGAACAACTGAACGTAGATTGAGAAGGCCTAGGAACTTAATAACGAAAGTTTGATAGTTTATGCATACTTGTCTCGCGCATCGTATTTGGCGCATGGGTATTATTAAGTTTTTACCAGTTTGGCATACAATCACCGTGGCACAAAAAACTTTAAATCGGGGTCTTAGCTCATTTGGCTAGAGCGATTGCTTTGCAAGCAATAGGTGGTGGGTTCGAAACCCACAGATTCCACTCTTCGAAGAAGCTAATTGGTAAACAGCAATTAGTTATCATTGGAAAGCTATTAAGGATGTCGAAAGTCTAAGAATAGTTACTGTTTAACTGTTTGCGTAGCTCAGTTGGTTAGAGCACCAGCCTGATAAGTTGGGGGTCACAGGTTCAAGTCCTGTTGTGAACACAAAGTAGATATAAAATTAGTATTGGTTCTACAAGATAGTACTGTCTACAATACAACCGAGAGCATAGTTCAGTGGTGGAACGCTTCCCTTACATGGAAGATGTCGGGAGTTCAATTCTCTCTGCTCTTACAAATAAATTAGGTAAAATTGGGATGATTACCCAAGTTAAATGAAGATGGAAAATGATTTTAAAACAAGGAATGAAGGTTTTATTAAAACCTAAAGAATGGTATGATGAGAAAAAAGCAGATTTCTTGCCAATATTGACTAATGATATGGAACAATATTTTGGTAAAGAACATATTATAAAATCTGTAAAAATTGGAGGATCTCAATTAAGAGGTGTTGAATTATTTAATATTGAAAGTGATTCTAAAGGTTGGTATTTCTCAATAGATATGGTTGATAAGTATTATGATATGCCAATTACAACTAATGGATATGATAGATTAGTAAGTATGTATAATACCATAGGATCTAGTTTAACTTCAGGTACTTCAAGTATGTCAAGTGCTTTAAGTATGTATGAACAACTTTCATTACAAGAATTGAGAGGTAGAATGAGAGGTACTACTGATTTTAGTGGATTATTAGGTTTTTCAAACAGTCTTTCAATTCACGTTAAAGCATTTATACAATATGTTGAGAAGTTTGTTCCATTTGCTTATGATGGAGTTGTAACTTATACAGATAATGAAAATAATTCATTTACTTTAACACAGTTATATGAGAGATTCACTACCAACAGTTAAGTATAAAGTAGGACAATGTGTACATTTGAAATCTAAAGATTGGTTTGATGTACATGACGATAGAGGTGATGTTAGATTAGGTTTAGCTAGTGATATGAGACCTTATTTTGGAACAATTCAAGTTATTACTCATGTTGATACAAATTATTGTGGATATGTTTTAGCAGGTTGCAGTGGTGGTAGTGATAATGAATATACGTATACTGATCAAATGATTGATAATATAAAAACTTCTGAATTAATACATAGACATGAAAATATAATTGATCCTGATCAATATTCATGGGATGTTATTACTCCAAATAAATTTCCTGAACATCTTGAAAAGAATTATACTCCATTTCTTGATGGTGAAACTTTAACATTTACTGATAAAGATAATAATTCATTTACTTTAAAAGAAATATTTGATGAGTTCTTTAAAGAAGTATAAAATTGGTGATGTTGTTAGACTAAAATCATTAGCTTGGTTTGATGAAATGATGGAAAATCATGTAGCTGTTGAAGGTGGATTAATTTATGATATGCGTCAGTTTTTTGGTAAAGAACAAGTAATTTCAAATAATGAAGCAGGTTATGCATATATACCTTTATATCACTTAGTAGATGATCCACGTCATTGGAATTTTAGTAATGATATGATTGAAGGAATAGCTTCATCTTTTCCTGAATATGTAGAAAAGAATTATACACCACTTATTGATGAAGGTGGATTGTATTTTATAAATGATAATAATGATGCATATAGTTTAAAAGAAATATATGAGAGGTACAGAGCGATATAAAGTAGGTGATAAAGTATTAATGCAGTCTTTAGAATGGTTTGAAGATGCATTAAATGGACGAGGTCCAAGACCTCTTTTTGGAGTTGTTGAAAGCATGCGTAGATTGTTTGGAAAAGTTCAAACAATTACTATGAGTAGTCAATCTATGAATGATGAGGATAAATATAAAATATCAGGAGCTAATGAATTTAATATCAGTAATGATATGATTAGAGGTTTACTTGAAGAATTTAGTCAAACAATAACTCATGATGGTAGATCAGAATATGTTCATAATGATGTTCTTGCTAGTATGACACCATCGTCAGGAACTTATATCATTAATTATGGAGATGATCCAAGATTTGGGGGCACAGTAACAAGAACTAAATCATTTTTACAAGTATTAAAGGAGAATTACACTCCGACAATAATTGATGAAGAATTATTATTTGTTAATAAAGATAATGAATCCTATACATTAGATGTTTTATATAATAAATTTCATAATACACCTTCAGGATTATTTGAATAAACCACTTCGGTGGTTTCTTTCTGCTATTAACAATATTTAACTAAATATATTTTGCACTTTCGAAAATTTTTTGTATCTTTGTACTATTAATATAATAGTTCAATTTATGGAAAACAAATATTCAAAAGAAAATTTAGAAAAAATTGTAAAAGAAAGTTATTCTTTTGCAGATGTGTGTAGATATTATGGGTTGCCTTTAACTGCTGGTAATTATGAAACAATTCAAACTAAGATAAAAAAACATCAAATTAGCACAATTCATTTTAAAAGAAATTCTTCAAATGAAACTAAGAATGTGTACACTTTAGATACAATCTTTTGTAAAGATTCAGCATATACACAAACAAGTAAGTTAAGAGATAAATTATTAAAAAATAATCTAAAAGAACATAAATGTGAATGTTGTGATAATACTAAATGAATGGGAGAACCTATTCCATTAGAAACACACCACATAGATGGTATTAAAACTAATAATGAATTAAATAATCTTAAATTATTATGTCCAAACTGTCATGCTTTTACTGATAATTATAAAGGTAAAAATGTTAAAGATAAAGTTATAGATGCATTATATTGTAATTCTTGTGGTAATACTATAACAAGTTCTTCTGTAAGTGGTTTATGTTTAAGTTGTTCTGCTAAACGAATAGCTAATGATTTTTACGATGAACTTGGTATAACTCGTGAATATTTAAAAACTTTAGTTCGCACAGAAACATTTATTAATATTGGTAAATTATACAATAGATCAGATAATGCTATTAGAAAATGGTGTAAACATTTTAATATACCTTCTTCAAAGAAAGAAATAAATAGTTTGTCTGATGATGAATGGGATAAAATATAATTTAAGGACTCTAAGCTAATCTGGTGAAAGCGTATGCCTGAAGAGCATGAGAGGTTGGATCAAAACCAACAGAGTCCACTTACGGTTTAGGACCGTTGTTGTTTCGGCAACAAACCACTTGGTAGTGTCGCTACAACCAAGTGGTTATTTACAAGATCTGATAGCTCAACTGGTAGAGCATCGCCCTTTTAAGGCGGGGGTTCTGGGTTCAAATCCCAGTCAGATCACAAAAAAAAAACAATCGGGGGTGTGGCGAAATTGGTAGCCGCAGCTAAATATAGGTTAGACCATAGCGGTCGTGAGACATGGGGGTTCGAAGCCCTCCGCCCCCACTAAATTCCCCAATGGCGTAATTG